TACAATTTAATAATAATGAAGCAGCGGCATTTGCTGCAATGAAACTACCTATGCAAAGAGAAAAGTATAATGATTAATGAAGATTTAAATATATTTCATTATGGCGGTTGCGGTGGAATGTATTTCTTACACCAACTTCTAATAACTAAAAAATTTATTTGCATCTTTAAAAGAGGAACAAAAAAATCATCTTTTCAAGAAATAAGAAACTATATTTTTGATATAAACAACCCAGATCGCTGGAAAGAAACAGAAATTCATATAGATAACGATTTTACATTGAAATATAAAAAATTTAATAATAAAATTTTTTATAACGTTAATACATTAGATTGTTGGTTTAGTTTGCCAGGTAAAAAAATTTTAGTTTACACTGATCTTCGTTCACAAATTAAATTATCTTGGTATAAGAAATCTTTTTGGTTTTATAATAAAGAAATTTCATATAAATTTTTCTTTTCAAAAGTAAAACAAGTACTATCAGACAACAAAGATTTATATTATAATGATGTAAAAAATTCTATGAAATATGCTGATGAAATTGTAAAATTTCAAGATTTATTGACGCCAGAAGGTTTAGAAATAGTATTAAAAAAATTTGGTTGTGATATTACGCAAGATAATATAGATTTTTTAAATCATTATCTAAGTTTACATCCACCAAAATTATTAAAAAAATTAGGAATAGAAACATGAATGAAAATATTGAAGAACGTATCTGGGGGTATTTTACAGTGCTATATGATACTGAAAATGTAAAAGTAAAAGAACTTGTTGTAAAGCCAAGTCATTGCTTAAGTTATCAAAAACATAGTAAACGCAGTGAATTTTGGGTAGTTCAAAGTGGTGTTGCCAGAGTTGTAAAAAATTATAATGGTGCCGTAGACAATGATCACACTAAAATCTTACAGGTAGGCGAAACTGTTTCAATTCCTGTTGGTAATTGGCACCAAGTTGTAAACATTGGTAAGGAACCACTAGTTATTATTGAAACACAATATGGCGAGGCATGTGATGAAGATGATATTGAAAGGAAATTCCAATGATGCGCTGGTTTGATAAATGGTTTCAAAAGCAAGCAAAGAAGGCTTGGGAAGCAGAACAAAAAGCACAGCACAACTTGATTTATACTGATTCTAATCCAAGATCATTAAGTTCAAGCAAAATTGATGCCAATGGTATCAATATGAAACTACATATTGCTAATGGTGGATATATTGTAGAGTTTCATCGTTATGATGATCATAAAGATCGTGCTTTCAATGAACTGCATGTTATCAATGATGGTGAAGATTTAGGTGAGCGTTTAAGTGAAATCATCGTTCAGTACATTATAAGTAATAGGTAATGGACGAAGATTTTGAATACGATACAGGTCGTGTAATTCCTCGTGATAGTGCTGGTTGGCGAGAGTTTGAATTTAACCGTGTCAAAAAAATAAAAGATTTTTTGACGATGGGAAATATTGATCCCGATGATGCATTTTTTAGGGTTCCGTGGCGTGATCAGGTAAAACTCCAACAGCAGCATCCAGCACTTGCAGAAGCTTGGAACCATTATATAGTTCTGCTATCAATGATTTACGAGGAACAAAATGGAACTAGACCTTGAATTAACTGATGAAGAAGTTGAATATCTAATCTTAAAATATATTAGGGATCAAACCCTAATGGGTAGGACAGAAATCCCAGTCTCTGAAATATATGAATATTTGGACGCCGAAGTGCCAGTTGACGAGGATATGCACGATGGAGTCGCCGTTTTGACCACAGATGCGCTGCAATATATCGCAGAATATGAAGAAAAATACCGAAAAAGATTAAATTAACCATTGACAAACCCGATAAATATGTTATATTGGTTATAGTCAATTGGAGAACCACCATGCGTAAGACCCTAGCTATCCTACTCGCAGCCACTACATTAGTTACCGCAACGGCAGCAAACGCTCAATGGCGTGATCGTCGTGACCATGGTCCACGTCCTGGCTATAATGGTGGCGGAAATTGGGTTGCTCCACTAGTTGGTGGATTAATCGTTGGCGGTATTTTGGGCAGTATGGCTGAACAAAATCAATATCAGCAACCACAATATTATCAGCCACAGACGTTTTGTCGCATGGTTCCTGTGTATGACGCATGGGGCAATTATGTAGGTCGCCAACGTCGCTGCTATCAACAATAAGGTATAATATGGGACTCCTCGACAAACTATTTGGTAAATCAAAAATTAACGACGCTACCGCCTCTGCTGTAATTACAGAAAGCGCACCACCAGCTTCTACTAAAACTAACACAAAACCGAAAAAACCACGTAAGCCAACGGCAGCAAAGGTTGAAGAACCTGTTGCAGAAGTACAACCAGAAGTTCGTGTACTTAAATTTGACTTTGACCCACAAAATCCACAAATTGGTTCTATGGAACTTGACTGGAATGCAGAGTTTATTGAAATGTTACGACAAGCTGGTTATCGTGGTGTTAATCCAGAAGCATTAGTAGATGCTTGGTTAAATGATATTGCTCGAAATATCATTAATAGTTCACAATCCGCCGATGGTACCAATCGATATGTAAGTCGTCGAGATTTAGGCGATGGTTTTAGCGAAATACGTTAATACTTGACAAACCCCTTGTAAGAGATTATATTAGTATTATGAAATATCTTCTTGTAGATACAGCAAACCTATTCGCTCGTGCACGTCACAGCACTTCCCGTGGCGCAGATACATGGCAAAAGATTGGTTTAGCATTGCATATTATGTTCAATGTCATACAAAAGATGCATCGTTTACACAAACCAGACCATGTTATTTTTGCACTTGAAGCCCGCAGTTGGCGCAAAGATCATAACACAACCTATAAGGCAAACCGTGCTGTCGTGAAGAATAAAATGACAGTTCGTGAAGCAGAAGAAGACAAAGAGTTTTGGGAAGTATATAGTGACTTTACAAAATGGATCGATGAGCGCACTAACTGCAGCGTAATTCGTGTTGAACGTGCAGAAGCAGATGATATTATTGCTCGTTGGACTGCGCTTCATCCTAATGATGAGCACATTATTCTATCCAATGATAGCGATTTTTATCAGTTGCTTAGTGATAAAGTCACTATCTATAATGGTATGACTAACCAATACATTACTCTTCAAGGTTTCTTTGAAGATAACGGTAAACCTGTTATGGATAAACTTACTAAGGCACCAAAGACCGTTGGTGACCCTAAGTTTATTCTATTTGAAAAATGTATGCGTGGTGATCCTACAGATAATATTATGACTGCAAATCCTGGCGTTCGCACTAAAGGCAGTGCCAAGAAAGTAGGTCTTACAGAAGCCTATGCTGACCGTGAACGCAAAGGATATGCATGGAACAATATGATGTTGCAGCGTTGGGTTGACCATAATGGCACAGAACACCGTGTTCTTGATCGTTATGAAGAAAACCGTGTGCTTGTTGATCTCACTGCACAACCGCAAGAAATTCGTGATGCTATAGATGCTACTCTGCTTTCAATTAGTCCTAAAGAAAATCGTCAGATTGGCACACAATTAATCAAGTTCTGCAGTAAGTATGAACTTGTCAAACTTAGTGAAAATGTTCAACCTATTGCTGAAATTCTCAGCAAACCATTTGTAAAGGAAACCGAATATGCGTGATTTTTTTGTAAAATATTTTCCGTGGGCAATTTTAATTGTTTTTGGTTTAGAGATTTATCAATATTGGAATATTGATAATGATCGTGTTTTGATGGGTATTGTTGCCGCTATTGGGTGGGCTTCATTCATTGAAGTTCGTGGTGAATATAATTCACTGATGGATATGATCGAAGGAAAGATTAAAGATGACACTCAAGGCTAAGAATATTGTTGAAAATCGTTTTTGGATTATCGAAAACGATAAAGGCGAGCGTATTGGAAATATTGCGCAAACTACCACTGGTATTCGCTGTACTGTAGATGATAGTGTAGAAGTATTTCCAGATATGCAAGAAATGATGGAAAAAAAGAATATTGTCATTTCTAGAAAAATACGTGAAAACAAAACTATTGCAGATAATGAAGTATATGGTTTTCCTACCAGTCATACTGCATATAATCAAATTTGGAATGTAAAACTTAAACTTCCAATTTATACAAAAAACAACAAAAGTAGTTCATATTTTTGTGCTGGATATTATGTTGTAAAATATGATAAAGTTTGGGTTGCTGAATATTGCCCAAAATTTATTACACTACAACGGTATCAATATTATGGTCCTTATAAATCTAAAATAGAACAATCCGAACGATTGAGGAATGTAAGTAATGAGACCGCCTAGAACTTATCACATACGTGAATTTATTAATCGTGGACAAAGCATTGTAGGTAATAACTTAGTATTTGATAAAGACACGGTTTCAAATATTACTAAAGAACTTGCTGATGTTCTTGCTTATGTGCTTGAATTAGAAAATAAAATTGATGAATTGCAAAATAAAGTTGACGAATCACAAATCATTACAGTAGAATTAACTGGGGAAAATTTTTAAAGCATTTTTATAGTTAATAAATAATTATGCAAAGTATTCAATTATGTCAAGACCAAAGCCCCAAGTTATAGTAGAAATAACAAATAAAACAACTTATAAGTCAGAACAAGTTTTGGCTAGCGAAGGTATATGGGCTATTTTTTATGATAGTAAACCAATTAATTTGAAAACTACTTCTATGTTGGCACAGTATCCAGGTCCAAAGTATAAGAAAACCAGTTTCTCGAATCCAGGTCATGCAATTAATTTGTGTAAGAAACTTAATATACAATTTAAAACTACCAAATTTAGCGTAGTGTTGTTGAACAGTGGCTCAACCGTTTATCCAACCAAATAATAAAACTAAAACTGAGTGGACACATGAACTTTATCATTTAGCCTATGGCGAAGATGCATTTGTTCCAAACATAAATCAAAAAAATATCTATATTCTTTATTGGTATAATAATAACAAAAATTTTGGTTTTAGATTAAACAACACCGCTTTTGAACTTATGCGTAGTTATGGTTACAAATTTTATGAACATCAAATTGATAGACGCAAATATCAAATCAATGGCAAAGAACTCGTGCTAATGGATCGTTACCATCCACACCCTTGGTTTTACCAAATGAGTAAAGGGGAATTATTCCTAATGGATAGTGAACTCTCTATGATGATAGAACTTTGTGGTGGAAATTTAAGTCAAGCTATACAAAATATGTCTTGACAGCCATTAAGTTTGTGTTATATTTGTAATATAAGCAATGGAGAACTAGCAGTGACTGATACCATTTCTCTCAAAGATGCCATGACTGCCGCCGTAGCCGCCCAACGGGTTAATGGCAAATATATCAAGCGTTATGATGCCAAGGAAGGTGAACTTTCTAATGGTGTTCTAATGCGTGAATTTCTCAATCCAGAAATGGTAAACTTTAACCATTTGTCGCAAGATATTGAAATTGCTGAACAAATTCTTGAATATCTTGATAGCAAGATGATTGAACTTATTGCTGGCACTCTCCACGATTATTGGAAAAATTTGGTTTTATTGACTGAACAAAAACAAATTAATTTCAGTGATTTCAAGACTTTAGCATTAATTGCTAGTGTTCCAAACTCCTATAATAATGCCGTTGGACGTGAAAAAGCCAAGGATGAATTGCGCATCATTGCTGAAAATAGCCGTCATATTGGCAATATTGGCGAAACTATTGAGGCAGATTTGACCATCAAATCAGCGGTTTATAGTGCCAACTACAACAAATGGTACCATACAGCCCTTACAAGTGACCAAAATTTAGTCTGTTTTCCGCTCGCAGAACAGCTAAATCGGGGCGATATTATCGCTATTTCGGCTAGAATTTACAAGCATGACGACAATAATCAGACCCGCTTGCACTATGTTAGGGTCAAAAAAAGTGCTTGACAGCCCCTAAATCTGTGTTATATTAAGTTATAGTCAATTGATGGAGAACACGGATGCGCAATTCTTGGTCATTTTCTCAGTATCTTGAAGAAATCATCACCCTAAGCGAAATCGTTGAAATTCCTGGTATTGAGGAATCTCGTGCTGTTCTTATCACGGAAATGTGGGGTAAATTCCCCAACGAATGTGTGGCAATCGGTCTCACTGACGGGGTTAAAAAATAACCCTTGACAACCTCTAATTCTGTGTTATATTACTAATATATAAGCAATGGAGCGGCGAAATGGCACAAGTAAGCACCCGTAAGGCTAAGATTTCCACTATCCTTCATAACCGCTATTTTACCAAAGGCGTTCAGGATGCGGTAGCAGGTCGCCCATTCGACCCCGATTATGACAAGTGGGAAACTGCTTCTCACGGTGCTGCACAATGGTGCTATGAGCGTGGTCGTCAATATGGTATTGCCACAGGCGGTAAAGTTCCTACCAAAACTGGTAAGCGAATTAACTATTTTGCTATTCGTGAGTTTAACCGTCTTTACCATGATGGTTCAATTATTTGAAAAAAGTGCTTGACAACCCCTAAATCCGTGTTATATTAAGTTATAGTCAATTGATGGAGAGCGATATGACTGATACCGATTTTGCTACCTTTGGTATGTCTCAAGCCGATATCCGTGACCAATATATTAACGGAATTACCGCTAAATTAACGGGTATGGAAATGGTTGTTATGGGCATTTTGAGCGATTGTCAGGAAATGATTGCTATGAAAAATCCAACAATTCCGCATCCGCGTGTTGACGAACACATCCGTAAACAGATGAATATCGCCAAGTTTATTCTTGGCGAAATGATGCAAAAAACTGCTTGACAATCCCTAATTCTGTGTTATTGTTATAATATAAACAGCAACGGAGATTTCCCATGGATATGCAATCTGGTCTCGCCGCTCTCATTGAAAAGTCAAAAGCCGATTATCTTGCTTGGTGTGGCAATCGTGCATCTGAACCACATGTTCAGCAAATGATTACGGATTTTGATGCCTCTATCCGCATTGAGGAAGGCAACAAATATTTCAAAATCATCAAGCAAAACTCTGTCCATTCTTTCGTAGTCAAGAAAGATGGTCCAAAGTTCCGTGCAGGTGATATCTTGAAGCCTGCTTCGTGGAAGGCTCCTGCTATGAACTTTGCTCGTGGCAATGTTCTTGAAGGCAAACTTGATTGCATCCGTTGGACAGGTGCGCTGTAAAAAAGTGCTTGACAACTACAAATAATCTGGTATATTAAGTTTATAGTCAACTGATGGAGAAACACAATGGCTAAGAACACTGACACTGCACTTTCAGAAGTGCGCACGGTTACCCTTGCTGCTGCAAAGCGTGAGGTCATGGTTTGCGCTCGTCGCAAACGTCCTGTATTCCTTTGGGGTGCGCCCGGTATCGGTAAGAGCGAACTTGTTGCAGACCTTTGCGAAAGCATGGGTGGTAAGTTGTATGATTTGCGTCTTGCACTGATGGACCCTTCTGACTTGAAGGGCGTTCTCTACTACAATCCTACTGTTGGTAATGCTATGTGGAATGCTCCACCTGATTTGCCATCCGCAGAAGAAGCTGCCAAGTATCCTGTAGTGTTCCTGTTCCTTGATGAAATGAACTCTGCTGCACCCGCAACACAGGCTGCTGCATATCAGTTGGTTCTTAATCGTCGTGTTGGCACCTATGAGTTGCCCGACAACGTTGTTATCGTTGCCGCTGGTAACCGTGATACTGACCGTGGTGTCGTGTATCGTATGCCATCGCCACTTGCCAACCGTTTTGTTCACTTGAACTTGCGTGTTGACTTTGAGTCGTGGAATGATTGGGCTATCAACCATGCTATCAATCCTGATGTAGTTGCGTATGTTACCTGTAACAAGAATGACTTGTTCAACTTTGATCCTCGTTCAAGTGGTTCATCGTTTGCTACGCCTCGTTCTTGGTCGTTCGTCAGTGAGTTGCTGCAAGAAGACCTTAACGATACCGAACTCAATGACCTTGTATCGGGTACTGTTGGAGAAGGCGTTGCACTCAAGTTTGCAGCCCATCGTAAGGTTGCAAGCCAGATGCCTAACCCTTCTGATATTCTGTCTGGTAAGGTCAAGGAACTTCGTACCAAGGAAATCGGTGCCAAGTATTCTCTCACGGTGTCTTGTTGCTATGAGTTAAAAGACTCGTTTGACAAGCGTGGTGGCGAGCGTATGAAAGAAAACGACAACGTTGCTTGGCACGAAGAACTAGACAACGTGTTTCGTTTCTATCTTGATAACATGGACACTGAGTTGCAAGTTATGATGCTTGCTACTATCCTTCGTAACTACAAGTTGCCTATGAAAACTAGTCGCTTGAAGAACTACAAGGATTACCATGCCAAGAACGGTGATTATATCCTCGCCGCTGTGCGTGACTAACTCTCGCCCCATCGTTCTCCATCAGTGAGGGCGAGATAATAGGGGAGCAAATTGCTCCCCTATTTTTTTACTAATAAATATTCTTATGTTTGATTTTGAAAATATTTTATGTTATCGTGCGTTTACGGAATTATATATTGACATAGACAAAAAAAATTATAAACCATGCTGTCAATTTAATACAAGCACTGAATATAATGGACTTGAAGATTTTAACAAAGCTATTCGAAATGATAACTTAAAGAATAATTGGTCTGCTGGTTGTGAAAATTGTAAAATTGCAGAAGAAAACAAAAATTTAAGCCATAGGTTATTTCCTAATCATCTTCCAAACCAATCAATTATCGAAGATAATAAATTTATATTAAAGCACTTAGAACTAAGATTAGATACTGTATGCAATCTTGCATGTGTCACCTGTGACAGTGGATCAAGCAGCAAATGGTCTAGTGAAGATGAAAGAATGTATGGAAAAACCGTAAGTAAAAATAATCATTTAGATTATAATTGGGTTCTTGATAGAAAATTATGGGAAAATGTAGAATCGTTAAATTTGTATGGCGGTGAACCATTTTATTCTAAAAAATTAAAAACAATATTATCTTGGTTAATTGCTAATGATTTTTCTCAAAATATAAAGATATCTTTTTATACAAATGGTACCATATTTAATGAACAAATAATGGAAATGTTAAGCAAATTTAAATGCAGTGTAATTGGTATTAGCATTGATGGAGTTGGTCAAAATTTTGAAATAATTAGGTGGCCAGCCAAGTGGAGCAATCTTCTAGATAATATTGAACGATTAAAGAAAATAAAAAATAGTGAAATATACATAACCTATACTGTTAGCATTCTGAACATTTTTAATATTAAAAATGACATGATTATTCTTAAAAATATTACAGAAAATATTGCATTTAATTTACTTGAAAGACCAGAATACTATAATATTCAAAATATCCCTGCAAAATTTAAAGTAAAGTTAATCAAAGATTTAGAATTAGATTCAACATTTGCAGAAATAATTAAAAAACTTAAGATAAATGGCAATAATAAAGTATTAAAAGAATGTATAGATAGGTTAAAAACCCTAGATAAATTTAGAAATACCTATAGTGACAGCCTTTTTCCTGAAAATTTTATAAATTTTTTGCTTGACAATCCCCAATAGTATGGTATTATAAATTATAACCTTTGGAGAACACGATCATGGCTAAGATGAAACAAGGTGCTGGCAAACTCAGCGAGACGATTGATGCGGTTCAAGACGAGGCAGCACGTCAGGCTATTCTCAAGGCTCGTATTGCCCTCGTGCTTAAGCAACCCTTCTTTGGCAATCTTGCCATGCGTCTTACCCTTAAGAACGCTGACAGTTGGTTGACGACTGCTGCCACCGATGGTCGCCATTTCTTCTATAACAGCGAGTTTATCCTTAAACTTCCTACTAACCAGATGATGTTCTTATTCTGTCACGAGTTGCTTCATTGCGCTTATGATCACATGAACCGTGGTCGTGGTTATAACCGTGACCTTGCCAACATTGCCATGGACTATGTTGTTAATGCCGATTGTATCAAGTATAACCTTGGTCAGAAAATTACGGTTGTGCCGGTTCTTTATGATCGCAAGTATGATGAATGGAACTTTGAACAGGTCTATGATGACCTCATCAAGAATGCCAAGCAGATCAATATTGAAGATTTGCTTGATCAACTGCTTGACGAACATATGGATGGTTCGCAAGGCAAGGGTGATGGTGAAGATGGCAAAGATGATAAGGATGGCAAGGGCAACGGTCGCCCTAACCCGCTGACACCAGAAGAACGTCAGGCTATCAAGGACGAGTTCAAAGAAGCCATGCTTGCTGCTGCACAGTCTGCAGGTGCTGGCAATACGCCTGGCAACATCAAACGCATGATCAATGAACTTACGCAACCTAAAATTAACTGGCGTGAACTTATCACACAACAAATCCAGTCTACTGTTAAGAACGATTACACTTGGACTATTCCTAACAAGAAGATGTTCTCGCAAGGATTTGTTCTGCCTAATATGCGCAAAGATCAGGCTATTGATGTTTGCATTGCGATTGATACCAGTGGCTCTATTGGCAATGATCAGTTGAATAACTTCTTTAGTGAAATCAACGGCATCATGCAGTCTTACGATGACTACAAGGTCAAGATTTGGTGCTTTGATACGCAGGTTCACAATCCAGTAGATTATACCACTGCCGATGGTGATGAACTTATCAACTATCAAGCTGCAGGTTTTGGTGGCACTGATTTTGAAGTAAACTGGAAATGGATGAAAAACGAAGATGTAAATCCAAAACTCTTCATTGTGTTCACTGACGGTGAACCATATGGTTCATGGGGCGATGAGAACTATTGTGATACAGTATGGATTATCCATAATAAGTTTAACAAAACGATTGAACCGCCGTTTGGTATTCACGCATATTACGAAGAATAACTTATTATTGTCAGTCTCCAATAAACTTGGCTTCGAAAAATTTTCGGAGCCTTTTTTATTTTATTAAATACTACTATAATACGGAGATTACTATGACTGATACAACAACCGCAGAAACAACACCACCAAGTTTAACAATCAATGATATTGGTTTTCTTGTGCAAATTATTGAAACAGTTGCACAGCGTGGTGCTTTCCGAGCAGATGAACTAAGCAGCGTTGGTGCTGTGTATGATAGAGTTAAAGCATTTATTACTGCTAACACCCCACAACCAACAGCAGATCAACCAACAGAGGAAGTAAATCAATGAGTTTTTTTAAACATGTAGGAACTGTGAACAGCAAGAAAGTTATTATTGTACAGCGCCAAATGAGTGGCGATGAAGCACATATGGCAGTTGTCATTTACAGTGATATTATGCCAAGCAAGTATCATGATGATGTCATGAAGGTACTTGAAAGTGAAGAGGGACAGCAGGCATATGAGTTCCGTGATATTCTAGAACGTCGTATGATGGCAGATGGGAACAACATGATGCAAGCACTTAGCCAAGAAAATTATCTAAAGCGAGTACCTGCCAATAACGTTATGGTTACACCAAACAGCAAAAGCAGCATGCGTCTTGATGAACTATCTAAACTTCTTAATGAAGTTGGCAAGGGACAAGATGCAGTTAATCGTCTTGAACGTATGGAAAATAAACAAGGTTACGCTGATCCAGCAAAGGATGCCCTTACAGATTCATTAGTAAGTGAAAGCGTTAGTATAGAGGAATTAAATCCTCCAATGACTGCTGCTACTGTTGCGCCGCCAGTTCCAGATCAAACTGCACTTATGATGCAAATGATGCAAACTATGCAAGCGATGCAACAACAGATTAATGAAATGCGTGGTGCTACAGCACCTGCGCCAAAAGCCAAAGCAACACCAAAGGCAAAAACAGCACCAAAGACTAAGACCGCTGCCCGTGCCTGACAATACCAAGTTCAGTGATGAGTTTTACGAACGATGGGAACATCTGATTTCAACAGTTGAAATTTCAGAGGTTCCCATGCGTTTTATACGAGAAGTAAGTGTCAAACTTGACACAGGAGAAACTCATAATTTTGACATTGGACTAATGTTACAAAAAGGGTATGAAGCTGAACATCTAGAAGAAATTGTCCAAGATTATCTTGATGCGCACAGTGATTTAATTGATGTTGTAGATTTTCATATTAATCTATCTGCGCTTGCAGAAGAAGTAGAACCTAAGACTCTTAAAATTTTAGAGCAATGATTAAAGCTATCTTTGCAGTTGATCGTAATGGTGGAATCGGTAAAAACAATACTTTACCATGGCCACATGATAAGCAAGATATGCAATGGTTTTCGTCTAACACTCGTGGCAATATTGTCATCATGGGCAGCAATACGTGGTTAGACCTAAAGATGCCCAAGCCACTACCAGACCGCCACTGTTGCGTAGTAACAAATAAACCAGTTGATAGCTTCCGTGATGCCCATACTATCATTCATGGCAATTATATTGAACAAAGTTTGGCAGTAATTAAAGCACAGAATCCAGATAAAGATATATGGATTATTGGTGGAGCAAAACTTATTAACAGCACCAAACATCTGTTTCAACAAATATATCTTACCGTTTTTGATGATAATTATAATTGCGATGTTAGCGTAGATGTGGTAGAATTACTACATAATTTCCAAATGGATTGGGAAACATACGGCAAAGATAAAGTATTTCAGGTGTGGAAACGACATGCAAAATTATAATGAATTATGTAAAAAAATTATACTAACAGGACCGCAAAACATAGATAGAACTGGCGTTGGTACTGTTAGCTTATTTGGTGAACAGCTACGTTTTAATTTGCAAGAAGGTTTTCCAGCAGTCACGACAAAGCGTCTTGCATGGAAAAGTGTAGTAAGTGAACTATTATGGTTTATAGAGGGAAGCGGCGATGAACGACGATTGGCAGAAATATTGCATGGAACCAGAGACGAATCAAAACAAACCATCTGGACTGCAAACGCTCGTGCAAGCTATTGGCTTCCAAAGTCTGTTTATAGTGGCGATTTGGGTAGGGTATATGGTGTACAGTGGCGTCATTGGCGCAACGTAGATGGTAGCGAAACTGACCAATTAATAGAACTCATTGATGGGTTAAGGAATGATCCAACAGGTCGTCGTCATATTATTACAGCTTGGAATCCTGGCGAACTTAAAGAGATGGCGCTGCCACCGTGCCATATGTTTGCACAATTTTATATTCGTAATAATATTTTAAGTTGCCAAATGTATCAACGCAGTGCTGATTTGTTTTTGGGTGTGCCATTTAACATTGCAAGTTATGCATTGTTTACGCACCTAGTTGCTAAGACAATTGGTGCGCAAGTAGGCGAACTTATTCTTACATTTGGTGATGTTCATATCTATAATAATCATGTTGAACAGGTTATAGAACAACTAAGTCGTGAGCCTTATCCACCGCCTTATCTTGATTTAAGTGACGTTAAAGATATTTGGTCGGCGCAGATGGAAGATATTCGTCTAATGAATTATAAGCATCATCCAACTATCAAAGCAGATATGGCAGTATGAAAGTACTAGCAGTTGGTGCTCATCCCGATGATTTAGAAATTGCATGTGGCGGAACGTTACTACGTTTTATAAAAGAAGGTCATGATGTATCAATGGTTGTCATGGTTAAGCCAACCGTTGAAGTTAATCCAAGTAGAAACAGTGATATTGTATCCCAAGAATTGCATAATAGCATCACTTCATTTGGCAATAACATCCTAATATTTGATACTCCTGAGCATCCAAATGGTCGCCCCAACTTAACCTGTGATGTCAATACCATTACATCATTTGAAAATCTTGTTGGTAAAGATTATGATTTACTAATAACGCCTTGGTATGAAGACACCCATCAAGATCATAAAGCAGTTTATGATATTTGCATGGCATATAGTCGCCATAATTTTAAAGAAGTGTGGCATGCAAGTCATCCACTTTATGCACATAATTACCGCAGATTTTTTAACAACGTGTATGTAGATATAGATTGGCACAATAAATTAAACTTGTTAAAATGCTACGATAGTTACATGACGCAAGATCGTATTGACGAGATTTCTAGACATAATTTCTATCATGGTCGTGGTAAGGCAGTCGAGGTTTTTAATCAATTTTGTAGAAGAATATGACTACGCCTATTAAAATGTTTCAACTTGATCGTTTATGGAATGAAATAAAAGATCAAACGCTTGCTTTAATTGATGAGTCAAATGCAACTGGCTATGGTCAACGTGGACCATCAGTTACAAAACTTGAAACTCAGTTAAAAATTCTGAGCAATCGCAAACATGCTATCACAGTTGCTAGTTGCACAGATGCATTGCTGTGCGCCATTGAATCATTGAAATTACCAAGGGGCAGTTACATTGCCACACCAAGTTTAACATTTACTGCGGTTGCTTCCCGAATTGTTTGTGCTGGCATGATACCATATTTTGTAGATACAGATGAATATGGACATGTTGACCTTAACAAAGTTCCAGAGTTATGCAGTGCATTGATCGCTGTTGATTTATTTGGTTGTGCAATGGACTATGATAAACTTAACATTTGGCAAAAGAATAATCCACATTGTAAGGTTATCATGGATGCTGCACAAAGCATTGAGACTATCTATAAAGGATTATCTAGCCTTTCGCAAGGGTATATTGCTGTTACAAGTTTTAGTCCAAGCAAGACTATTCCATCATGGGGCAGTGGCGGAGCAATATTTACAGATGACGACGAGATTGCAAGATTTGCAAATCAATGGCGAACTCATGGCAAGGAAAGTAATGAGGATATTGCCACAACCTATGGCGCAAATAGTATGATAGGTGCTATGGAAGCAGCACAGATATTAGTAGCTACAGAACAAAGTCACTATCGTCGATCTCGCCGTGAATATATTGCCAATCACTATAATAGTGAAATGCAAAAAACTGTTTTGAAACCCTTGCCACAACGTGGAGTACACACTTGGCATAAATTTGTCATTGATGCTGGCGAAAAACAAACAAACCTTATTGCATGGTTGCAAAAAAACAATATTGAGTGTAAAATATTTTATAAACCATTAATTCATCAAGAATTTCTATACGCAGATTTTCCGCACGGTCGCATGGAAAATTGCGAAAGATTTGTACAAACAACCGTAGCAATACCGTGCCAAAGCACACTTAATACAGATGAAATTGGTCGCATTGGTGATGCATTAAGGAATTTTAAATGAAAATAATGATTCTTGGTGGTCATGGTTTTATTGGTTGCCATGTCAGTAACATACTTGTTAATAGTGGACATGATGTATCAATAATTGATAATTATGATAATTATAATTCTATACCATATTGGGAATATGGCGCAATCTTACAAAAACGCATTGCTCATTCGCTATGTTTTTCACGTGACAATGATATTGTAAATCCACTTAATGATGTCTTTGCAGAATTTTCTCCCGATGTTGTAATTCATCTCGCAACTTATCCTAATGCTTATTATGTGCGAGATAATCCAGTAAAAGCTGCTGCAAATATGTTGACAGGCACCGCAAATGTTTTGGACGCTTGTGTTAAAAATAAAGTAAAGCGCATTGTTTATGCAAGCAGTAGCATGGTATATGGTGATTTTGATAATGCATATGAAACCACGCCGTGCAATCCACAAACCTTATATGGAAACTATAAACTTCAAGGCGAACGTTTGATTCAACTGTGGAAACAAAACTACGGACTAGAATATACTATATTACGCCCTATTTCAGTTTATGGAACACGTGATATGATTATTCGTGTTATTAGCAAAATGGTTGCAAGTTCAATTCGTAATGGCGAAATACAGGTAAATGGCAATGATTTGCTTGATTTTACTTGGGTAGAAGATGTAGCACAATACTTTGCCTTAGCTGCTACAAGCCTAAATGCCTCTAATGAAATATTTAATTGTTCACGAGGCAATGCCAGACCTTTGATTGAGGCAGCTAACATTGTTTCTAGTAAATTGAACTCTAAAATTTCTATATCAGAAAGAGATACACTTTATCCTACCCGCGGTACTTTAAATAATAGCAAAATTAAATCATTGCTGAATTATGCGCCACAGATAGATATTGAACAAGGTATAATTCAATATATTGATTGGTTTTTACAACAAGATTGTTATAAAAAACATTTTAATATATAGTATCATAATATTCTTTTAACCATTTCCAATCAAAACTTAGTTGGAGTTTTTCTGGGTCACCGTTAACCTCAATATAATAACGATCAGCATCATTTGCGCCTCGTATACACCATTCTGCATTTTCACCATTGGCCACGGTTTTCCATATATGTAAACGATGCGCAACTTCTATTCTATTATGTTGTTCAGTTTCTTGACGTAATTTTAAAACTTCACGAAAGGCACTTCGCCAAGTAATCCAAGAATCAGAATTAAATCTACTTTCACTAGCACAAACTGGTATTACCGTATGTTTTTGACTTAGAGTAAAATCTAATCCTGGTTTTGTTTCTAGCACTAATTTTTTATTATATAAATTTATATTCATAGCACCATATTCTAGATTGTTAAGCGGATTTCGACTATGAAAGATATAATGCTTAGGTTCTTGCCAATAATCAGGAGTATAAGAAAAATTAAAATTATCTAGCACCCAAGTTTTAGCAAATACAGCGTAAAACCATGGAGTATCACTTAGCGAGGCTGCTACTTTATATGCAAGTTCACGTCCAATTACTCCATCGCTGCGTTTAGCATTTGGAAAAATATCAAGAAGATGTTGATAGTTTTCATCAGCCATAGATTCGCCATTGCTTATGAATATGACATCAATATTCATGTCAAATCCATATTGTGGATAGCGTAATAAATGAGGATATTCATATATTTCTTTTTGTACAACACAGTCGCGAGGCACTAATGTAGTGGCATTTCCATTATTAAGACTTACTACAGGTCGTTTTTCCCATAAACAAACATCTGGATAATCTATAAAACCAGTATAAGAATACACAGTATAAATTGAACTTGTTCTAGGTGTTGAATTAAGTTCTAATGCAAGACTATCGTGAGTTACTTTTACCACTGGCCACCTTTTTCTCTGTAGTGGGTCATGTTTAAAGTTAAATTTTACTTTATCAGGATTAAAACTTGGAACATGAACAAGGAATGTATCACCCTTTTCACAAGTTCCACTTGGCCAACAATGTATTTGATCACATTGGTCGAGATCAGGCAACCAGTTCCAATCAAAATCATTATAGTTGCATACATCACTATAAATCCATAACCATTCACGATTGCTTTTGTTAACTGCAGCTTTAATAGCTTCTTCCATCGTAGTAATAAGACGAACTTGGAAATCTGAAGTGTGTGGGTTACTAAAACTGTTGGTATTTAAGAAACACATATTAGCATGTAAGTCATTAAATTTTAAATTTGATGTGTGATATTTGTAATCTATAAAATTTGTAATAGCATCGCGATGAATAAGAACCGTGTAGCTTAATTGTTTCTTTCCATCCATAGTGAAAGAATGAATATAATTAGTATCCCAACCATCAGGCAACCACTCAAAATCCCATTCACTGTAATCAATTCGACGGTCAGCAATCCATGTCCATTCATTACCCATAGCTAGATTTTTTATAGTTTCTAAATTAAATGTATCAGTATAATCTTGCCAATAAATGACAGGACGAACGTGTGGCAAAAAACGTAAATCACTGCGATGATATATTGTTTTTGGATTGGTAATATTTTTGTTTATGAGTTTAGTATACCCTAGATGCTGCGTTCCTGACATACAAAATACATGGGTTTTATCTACATCCCATGCATCGGGTAACCAATCAAAATCAAAATTGCTATAATCTATGCGATCATCACGAATCCACACCCATTCGTCATTTTCAATATCACTTTTAAATCGTAATTGAGTAGTGTGATATTTTGTTTCAATACTTGCAATTTTAGTGTTGCGCAAAAAAGTATAACATAGCTGCTCGGTACCACGCATTGCAAAAGCATGTGTTTTGTTAGTATCCCATTCGTCTGGTAGCCAATTAAAATCAAAACCAGTATAATCTATGCGGTCATCACAGTCCCAAACCCACTCATCATTTTGTTTAGTAGGATCAAATTTTAAAGTTGATTCATGATATTTTGTTTTTGTAGATTTAACTTTAGTATTAGTTAAAAATGTGTAGGATAGCTGTTTTGTACCTTGCATAGTAAAAGCATGTTTTTTGTCAATATCCCATGCATCAGGCAACCAAGTAAAATCAAAGTCAGTATAATCAATACGGTCATCACGAATCCATATCCACTCATCATTAGGTTTATTTTGATCAAACAATAGTTTTGCATCATGATACTTTATTTCTTTGCTAGAAATCTTAGTATTGTGCAAAAAGGTATAAGCAAGCTGCGTTGTCCCATTCATGGTAAAGGCATGCGTTTTGTTTATATCCCATGCATCAGGCAACCAATTAAAATTAAAATTGCTATAATCAATACGATCATCTACAATCCATACCCATTCGTTATCGGTAGGTAATAGTGAATGCACTTTATCAATTTCTTTAAATAGCAAATAAGAATTGTGATATACACGCTCATTGGTGCATCCTTTGCGCATTAAACGTGTATACGATAGCTGTTCGGCACCCCACATGCAAAACTCATGAATCTTATCAGCTTCCCATGCATCTGGTAGCCAGTTAAAATTAAAATCACTATAATCTATACGACTGTCAGCAATCCAATTCCATTCGTATGGTGAATCCTTTGCACTATTTGTATCGTACCAAATGCCAACTGATTTAAACCGTAAATTACTAGAATGATATTTTTTTTCTTTACCGCTGCCTACGCTTGTGTAAGATAATTGTGTAGTGCCATTCATAACAAAATGATGTTGCTTATCCCAATCCCATACATCAGGATACCAGTTGAAATTAAAATTATCATATGATACTTGATTACTTTTATTCCACGTTGGGGGGTTAATTATAGGCAATATGCCGTCGTGGTAATAAGTTTCGTCATTATTATTGATTGGAATTAGCCAAGTTGTATAACATTGCGGATTATCATGACTTGCCCACGCATGTAACATTTGACCTTGATGACGATTTGGCATAAAACGCAAATTAAAATTAGTGTAGTCTACTGCACGATGGCGCAGCCATATATATTCTGTACGACTATAAGCAATCGCTTTTTCAATTAATTCTTTAATATTATTACAATCTTCATAATCATACCAATAGGTATCAAACATGACTGTTGTAACCTGGCATTAAATAATCAATCTGAAGTTGTTCATAATTTTCATCAGCCCAACTATAATCATAAACTGCTTTAACGCCATCAACTTCTAAGCTAAAAATATCTAGGTGCGAACCCATATGTTCCCAAATATCATTTTCATAAGTTGTACCAAAACTTCTTTCTAAATCTACGGATGCTATTTCTAGATATCCTAAACTTAAGTTTGGATCAAGCGGATTATAACCTTCGCGGTGTAACCAAGCATTAAATGCATTTTGTTCATTTGTGTGCCAAGAATGATGACCATATAACACATCTCGACCCCATTCAATATCAAATTCTCCGCTGTAATACTGTAAATGCGTAATAGCATCACATGTAGCTTGATCTAAGTGCGGTGCATTTTCATCGCGAAAAACTTCCATAAGAGTTTTTCCGATTTGTGTCCAATGCATGTACACATGTCCAAATTTTCGATCATACCCGTTTGTGATAAATCCTTTTCTATGTTCATTAGTCAGATTATATCTGTGAACGTTTAAAAAAGTTGTTATCTGACTTGGGCGAACCCAGTCAGGCAAGTAATATTCTTTACGCAAACTTAAACACAAAGTTTCTATTTCATGACAAAGATTGTTAATTTGTCTGATACTATATTTGACCTGTGGCGGCGCAAGTTTATAATATAAACTTAAATTTTCAACAGTACCCTGTAAGTGTTCAAAATAGTTATGAACTTCATTCATTACTTCATGATTTGGACCACCACCTCGTTTACCATTTTTGTCAATTCCCGTAATAGGATTCATAATATCCGTAGCAGTATAGTTTGTTCGTAATTTGAATTTATCTAAACCTGCACTTTGCCAAATATCAGTTTGATTAAAGTTATCAATGCGTGTTGCATGTTTAGATAATTCTTTGGCAAGATAATCTAAATTGCGTTGTGTTTTTGTCCAACCGTGCCAACAATAATTTTTTTCAAGCTGACTTTTATTTTCTAATTCTATTTTTAATGCTGAAATCCAATCTTTTGCTAATTGTGTATCATTTGGTTCAATATACACAGGTAATAATTTTTCTTTATCAATAGGATTTCTAAGGGTCATTATAAGAGTCATATATTATTCCACCAATTCAAGACATCTCCAGTGAAAATATCTTCTATCTTTATCTTAGCATCTTTACGAATAGATTCCAATTTTAATATATGTGCTTTGCCTACTTTTGCTTCTTTTTCATATGTATCTGGCCATTGTTCAGCAAATGTAGGACGTTTTTTAAGATGCTCTAGCACATCCCATAAACTTTGAGTACGGTGTGTAATAAGTGGTTTTATACGTGACTGTATATCTGCTATAAGAGGTTCTAATACGGTTCTAGGAAGTGCCAGTGGGCTGAGTATAATATTAGGAGAGAAAGAGAATACTACCTTGCTTAGTAAGTCTACATTGAACTCGTCGGCAAGAGCGATAATATTTTCAACATCGTACAAACCAGGTAAAGTGAGAGTAAAATCAATGCGCATCTGTCTAGGGTATTTTGAAGATTGAACCCCCCGTCCAAATAAATCACGCCAAGAAGAATAAACAAGCCCAGTCCTAACATATTCGCCAATCGCTCCTGTTCCATCTAAACTTGCACATATTTCCCAATGCGGAAAATGTTCAAGAAGTTCCCATAAGGTTCCTTGCCCATCTTTACAATAACTCAAGTTTGTATTATATCTTACACGAACTTGATCAGCATAGTCAAGTTCTATTATTCTTCTCATGAACGTCCAATGCTCATCATATAATAAAGGTTCACCACCTACCCAATAAATTTCACGAACCTTTTTATTTTCAATAGCTTGACGAAATTCAGGTATAACAACATTAGTAGTGAAATTACGAATTGCATGGCGGTTTTTTGGTTGCATCCAATAATTTTTTGGATTATCTAAATCAACCATTTCATTCTTTTTAACTTCTATTTCCCATGCTGAACTTAGCATATCGCCACACATACGGCACTTAAAATTGCATACATTGCTATAACGATAATCCCACGATATTGGTTCTAAGGTTGTGTAGCCATTGCTATCTGTAGAAGAAATGATGTCCCCTCGTAAATGCCCAAAGAGGTTCCCAAAATAATCACGATATACAGAAGTGTTAAGCAACTTTTTATCACATACTTCGCAAGCAGAAGGAACCACACCAGCCAACCATTGCTTTCTGATTTCCCTAATATGTTCGCCATTCCACCAATCCTTAAGTGTAAGCGGTGTAAATTCACCATCGCCACCATCTGTATCTATATATTGTTTAAAATTTTGTGCAGGTTCACGAGAAGCACAGCATAATCGACGTTCTCCTTGTGGAGAAATATATGTGTGTGTCCACGGTGCTAAGCAAAAATCATTCATAATTAATTGCCGCTGCTATCTCTGGATGATGGTCTTTCAAATTTTGTTTGCGAAATGTGTCACTATCTTTTAATACTCGCACAAGGTCTATGCAGTCACCATCGGTTCCGCTATTCATAAAATTTATTAGATTTTTAATTTCTTCGCTAAACTGATCAGGGATACTAGCTTGCGTAAGTTTATTAGTAATTTTATCTTTTGCAACTTTGTTTAAATTTTTAATACAAAAATTTGGTGGATCATGCACAACATTTAGATAATGGTAATTAAACATCTGGTGTGGTACCCAATTTAATATTTCATCAATATAATAAAAATTAAGTGAATTGACTGTCAAACAAAGTTGTAATACAATATTACTATTATTACTGCGTAATTCACGAAACTTTTGTAAATTTTCTACAACTACATCCCATTTTGCCCCGTAACGTTGATATTCAAATCGTGATCCCATGTCATCAATACTAAGCGCAATTTCTACTAGTTTAAATTGTTTCCATATTTCAGGCGCATGTTCAGGAAATTGAGTCCCATTTGTATTGTAATGTATTTCAATATTTTGTGCATAACCACTATCAACTGCTGATTGCAAGAAATCAAAATGCTCGCTGATAAGAAATGGCTCGCCTCCTGTAAATTCAAGATAACGAATATGTGGCAATAAACTACTTAAATCACTCCAAAATGCATCAACTTTACGTGGCCATTGTCCTTGTTTCAAAAAATCATTTGCTGGTCTATGAAAACCCATAGGATATGCTTTATTGATTTCAATTTCTTCTTGTGCCCATTTTGAACTACTAAAACTTCCACAGATACGACATTTTAAGTTGCATATATTTCCAAGTTTTAAATCAAGAAATATCAAATCACCGCTATCTGGATTTGTAAAATCAATATGTTGAACTAAATTATTAAGACGATACCAACTGTTTTGACGTTTACTTGTTCGTCCGCTATTTTCTTCTGCCCAACATCGATTACATGATTGGGGTTTTTCACCATTTATAAATGCTTTACGAAGATTTACCATATAGTCACTATTAAAAGCTTCTGACAAAGTAGTATTTTCGATTAGTAAATCATTTTCATTACTATCTCTAATATTTTCATTTGATAAACAGCATACTCTCATTTGACCTAATGGCGTAGTTTCAATACTAATCCACGGCAATATACAAATATCACTCATACAAATATCCTAATTCTGTTATAGCATCAGTTAGCTTTTCACTTCTTATACTGTCCAACTGTGCAGTTTTTGTTTTAAAAACCGGCAAAAGATTAGTTTTGTCATCTGCCATCATGAATTTTATTGCGCTTTCAAAACCAGTAGTAGCACGGTTCAAATGGTCTTGTGGTTTTAACCATTCAATATGTTCTAGATATTTTTCTTGAACATTTAATTTATATTGGTATGGCAATACATCAATACGATAATACATCGGGTCTTGCAAGATGTTAATATTTAAATCCTGCGGTTTTAAAAAACCTTTACTGACCCAATTTCTATGAAAATCAGGAAGATGCATTGCATTCATAATGCTTAATGTAGGGCTGATGTAAAAATCAACTTTTGGGCAAACCTGCAACATCTCTTCACGATTTCGCTCAACTTGATCCCATTTAGTTCCTTTGCGAATATACTCAGCATGTACACCCATAGCATCAAGACTTGCGCCCACGCTTACTGAAGCAAATTCACGCCATAAATCTAATACATTATTTTTTTTGTAAGTTAATTGACTAAAATTAGTGTTATAAATTAGACGAACATTAGTACGCCCACGCTTAATTAATTCATTAAGAAGACGATAGTGTTCTTCCATTATTAACGGCTCGCCACCAGCAAAATAAACTTGTTCAAGATTATCAATTTGTGGTTCTAGCTGTTCCCAAATATCATTCTCACTTTTGCCAGCAAAATTAATGCGTGTATTATGTGCCGCCCAATCAGGACCAGCCAGTTTTACTTGATCATCATACCAGTTAGAACTAAAGATATGACCACAACTCCGACAACGCAAATTGCAAAGATTTGAAAATCTAATATCCCAATAAATCATTTTCATCGGCGGATTAGGATTATCAGTTAATCCTATATGATGACCAAAGTGTTTATTTGCACTTAATCGCATACTAAAAAAACCACTTTCTTCTTGTTCATAGCAGCGTGTACATCCGCTTACAGATTTACCAGCTAACATTTTTTCACGTACATCTTGCATAAGATCACCATCCCAAATCTCTTGCAAAGTTTGCTGTCTAGTATTTCCTACTATATCTTTCATTTCTGTATTACAACATGGATATGCTTCTCCAGTTGGAAAAGCATGAAGATGAATCCATGGATACATACAAAATGATTTGTTTTCAAATATTAAATCTTTATGCGTATCACTAAGTTCTTCAACTGCAATCTTAAGTGGTTCTTTACCATTATAATTATAAACTGTCATACCATTCTTTCAGTTCAGGAAATGTTTCTTTAAAATTTTTATTGCGTCTCGCATCATACTGGCTATAAAATTGTTTAAAATCTTTTTGCAAAATTTCTATTGGGCTAGCACCTGTATGCGGAGATTCTACACTATTTAAGTATTCTATAAGACGACGAATATGTTCTATCTCCATTTGGTGTAGGTAATATCCGTCTAAATATCTTTCTAAAAATATTGAAAGTTTGTTTGCACACTCTTGTTTGATATAATCTGGCATAACGGTTGGACTTTGAAAACTAGGAAAGCGTAAAATATTAAGTGTTACGGTTACTGATTCTCTTCCTCGACCTGTTTTGATGTCCATGATATGATTTAAAAATTTTGGAAGACTGGGTAAACATAAACCATTGATAGTAGCCATGACATGCATTTTAATTCCAGCAGATTGCAAAGCAAGTATATTATCTAACCATTGTTTATAATCCAACCCATCACGAATATACTCAGCTTGTTTGCCATAGCTTTCACAACTTGTATAAATTTCAAGATCAGGTATATCTTTTACCTTATCAATAAATTCATGCAACTTTTTACTATCCATACCTAAATTGGAATTTATTGCTAGTTTTGTTTGGCTTTTTCCCGCATTTTCTTTAAACCAATCTAGTAATTTCCACGTGTGTCCACTCATAAGTGGTTCACCACCTGTGATACGCAATTCACGAAGAGTTTTGTGTAGGTCGGTTTCCCACCATTTAAAGAATGCTTCTACATAAGGGTTAGTATCTGTATACCCATAGAGTTGGCTGCTGTTGTGAGCATGTGTAAAATGATTACGCCCATCGCTAACCAACCCGCTATACGGGCCATTTGCCTTAATATCTCGGACCCAGGTAGAACTAAATGCAGGATTACAATAAGAGCAGGCAAAATTGCAAGTACGGTCAAAAGCTATCTCCAATGTTCTAAGGTTTACGTCACTTTCGCTAGGAAGATTAAATGCTTCATTTAATTCCTCTTCGCTGTATATCATAGTTTTGTATGGTCTATCACTCAAAGCAGTAGCACTACTATCTTCAATTTTCCAACAATATTCGCATCCACTTGGTCGCAAACCTTGTTGCATGAGTAATCTTTGATTTTTCTTTTCAGGTGTGTTATGTAAGGCAGCAGGATTAGCTAAAACTTGTTCTACACTTACCTGATGCGGAAGTGGATGATGACAACTAGTAGTTTGACCACTGCCTAACCATATAGTTGCATTATACCACTTGGCACCACAGAATGATGCACTTTTGGTATCAAGTACACGTTTTTTGTATTCTGTATATGTTTCGTCGGGTTTCTTACTTCTTACCATGATGTTGCATATTCTTTATTATAGTTATGACTACTGCATTTTGAAACACATTCAGTATTATTATGTAAGTTTTTGAAAAATTCAATCCACATTTTATCGGTTAAAACCTCGCCAATTGTGCGTGTATTTAAATTATATTCTGGTTTACGAAATTCATTCCAACGGGTATGACTATACCTATTTGCCATCCAACAACAGGGATAAAAATATCCTTCTGCACTAATATATAAACCTTTGTTACCAATCATACACATTGGTATAATGTCGCTATCTTTGTTTATATTGGAATATATTTCTGTATTGATTAAATTTTTTCCATTGTCTAGTAATTTTCTATTACTGATATTAATAGTTTGACGACTAAACCTATGACCTTTGGCAACATATAGCAAACTAGGTTCTAGATAATCATCGCCATCTGTGTTATAGTGTGAATATTTGCTACCAAATTTAGTGCTATTTGTAAGTTGAAATACATCGCAGTTCCAAGCAACAGCCAAGTCTTTCATAGTCATAATATCATATTGATTAAATCTAAAAGCGATTGCAGCCCAAACTATTATTGCCTCACAGTTATCACGTACTGTTTTTACTGCAGTTTGTATACTTTCCCAATCGCTATTGACTCGATATTTTTCGTTACTGCTTTGATCCCAACCATCTAAACTAAAATGGATTTCATCATATTGGTTTAAATTAGTAGAAAGTTTATTCCACCATTCTTTTTTGCGATGACTGCCATTGGTAACAATACGCAAACTTAAATTAGGTTTTGTTGCTTTAAGGTATTCAACAACTTCTAAAAATTCTCTTCCATAAATTGGATCACCATCATCACCACAAAAACTAATTTGCCACACATCTTGCAAAAATTGCGGATTAAAATTTTTCTTGAAAAAATCTAATCCAAGACTTGTTTGTATAAGAGAATCTGGTATTTCTGCACGCGGACAACGTGGACAACGCAAACTACATATGCTGCTATTTTCTATATGCCAATGCCAAATTGGAAATTTCATGATTTGTCTGCCCAATACTTACAGTTATTATACCAATCACTCATTTCTGGAAAAGTTTCTTGAAAATTTGTTTTACGACGAACATCATGTTCTGTAAAAAAACGATAAAAATCTGCCATTGCAACAGTATCCTCACGTCGATGCTCTCGCATCCAATCTACAACACGTTGCAATTTAGCAATTTCATAATCCTTGAAACCGTTAAATCTTGTAGCAATTGTTTCTGGTTGTGTACTCATCCAATTAACAATATTCTCTGTTTGCCAAGCATAACTTTCTGGCAAAATATCAATACATTGCCATGCTGGTTCACGCAGTATTGGCGTATCAAACCAGATACGTTGATAAGTTTTGCTGTATTTTCTACGAAGTTCAATCACCCATGCTAACAAATCTTTTAAACTGGTTAAATTTAAAACATTCATTGTAATAATAAAAGTTACACTATTGCGACTTGGAACCTCGGTTAAAAATCGCTCTACATTATCTTTTAACAATTCAAAATTTAATCCATGGCGACCATACTCTGCACGGTTCCCATAGCAATCAAGACTTACAAACTGCATAAAGTGTTCTAACACACCATTACCGCACATATGTTTTACATAAGTTAAATATTTGTCAAAAATATACTCATCTTGACTAAAATTTGATGTCACATTTAGATGCAAGTCTTGCTTTGGATGTTCTAATACATAATCAAATACACGATAGGTGTTGCGATCCATTAGCGGTTCACCACCTGTCATTCGAAAATGTTTTAAGTTAGGGTAGAGTTCGGGCCACCATCGCCAGAACGCATCAACATAAGGATTATCTTCCCTATTTGGTATAGGTTTACGATCACCCCTAAAATAAGCAGGACTATTATGGCTATTAGAGGTAGGATAAGCACCCAGATCATTTATCTCCTTCATCCACGAACTGCTGAACTGTGGACTACAATATGAACAACTTAAATTACAAGCACTGTTAAAATTTACTTCAACATAAGCAGGATTAGTATTCCATGTTAGCGGGTCTTGAACCAAAATCTCACTAAACTTTTCAGCAGCCCAAGGTTCTCCCGATCTGTAATGTCGGTCGGATAGGTTTCCCGTGGCTTCAACTCGCCAGCAATATGAACATTCTTCTGGCTTCTCTCCACTAAGCATTCGTGCTCTCTGGGTCTTTTTATGAGTGGTGTTATGGAGCGCACTGGGGTTATCTTGTAACTCATCGGCATCAATCCTGTGTAATGGTGGATGATAACAACTATTAGTATGTCCAGTTGTTAGGTGCAAACTTGTCTGCTGCCACTTTGCAAGACAAAGAGCAGGTCCAAGTTTTTGCTGCATTTTTTCAGCAGCAGACATAAAATCACTGTGAAGGTTACCATCGGTATCGACGACCGCTCTATCACCACTGTTGTTTAGCAGCGTTTCTGATGACACTATTGTAATCCCTTTCTGGCAACATAATATCAACATTGTGATACTGTCGCTGATTGCGTTTAAACCATGCACTTTGTTCAGGTTGCATATTAATTATATCAAGGTTTAGACGTTTACGCAATATGTTTGCATACTGTTCGCTTCTTTGTAAACCATCATCCACCGTATATTGCCATAAATTATCAAGTTTTTTAAAATCACGAACTTCACGATAATCCCATTCATCAACAAACATGGTCATATGCGCACCTTGACGAGCACCCATTATCGCCCACTTACCAAACTCTACATCAGTGCCAACGGTGGTCCAAATAATAAGATTGGCACGGTTTCCAACCCAAGTAGCACTTTCAAATTCTTCTGGCGAAGGTCTACGACCACGATCTAAACATAATTTAACACCTTCACGAAACCCAGCCTGCCATGCTTGTTGTGGCGAACTATTAGGATATGTAGTGCTCCATACATCATGCATTGCCCAGTATCTAGTGTCAAAACAAAATTCAACTGCGGTGTCGTCGCTGCCATCGGTTGCTTCATGCGTTCGCATATTGTTTACAAAATTTTTGGTCCAACTTGAAATACCACCATTGCCATAGCAAAGACCATTGATAGCATTCTTTGCTCTCCAACGAAATACACAATCACGATTTCGATCATCAAGTCGCAATTGCTGATTAAAGAACTCTGGATTAGGTTGATTGTCAGCATCAATAAGAATAAACCGTTCTGTTTCACTAGCAGCCGCCGCAGCTTTGTGTGCAGCATCCGAACCTTCTATACCATCAACGCGTTTTGCCCACGGCACAAATGAACGCAAATATGCAAAATTAGCATCTGCATTTGGTTCATAATAACTTAAAAAAATACAATCTAATTCACTTATATCAATCAATTCATTCATAGTTCCATCCTAGTGCGTTTGGATAATCAGAATCCACTGCAAATTGTCTATCGTCTGCAATAGTATAGTATGTATTGCCTCTTACCCAAAATTGTTTTTTTGGAACATCCTTAACTATTTTTGGTGGCGGTATAAGGTTATCTGGTTTAACCATTTTTGTTAGTTCACGATGGAACTCAGCCCACCATTCAATTTCTTCTTCGGTATTCATAAGAGTAATTATACCATATATTGTAAGTCAATTAAACTTTATTTTTATATTTTTTACCTTTATTAGGATTTGGTTTTCCTTTAAGTGCTGCTGATCTTTTTGCAAGATGTTCTTCGCTTTGTTTATAACCTTTATGAGATTCGGATAATTTTTGACGATGCTCTTGTGAGAAATTTTTTCCTTTGTTGGAACCTATTTTTCCTTTATTTGAATTAGATATTTTTTCACAGGTTTCTTTTGATAGTTTTACACCCTTTCTATTACTAACTCTTCCCTTTAGAGCAACAGATTGTTTGGAACGACTTTCGCTTGTTGAAACCCAACCACTCTTTCCTTCTCCACCATCAGTTCTATTTCTTAAAATACCAGTTCCTAAATCCTTGCGACCATATTTTGCAATTAGTTCTATTTCTAAATTAAATGCTTGATCTTCAGTTAGGTTTTCTGCTAGTATAGAAATACGAGTTAAATCACTTGGGAGTGGTATTGTTGAGTGTTTTTGCCAGGCTCTATAACCTTTGCCCTTGCCAATGTAATATGGAGTTAAATCTTCACGAACGTATTGATATACGTAATAAATATTTGTCATTGCTGTTGCCCTCCCAGGCGATAGAGTAGGCAGGATTGCAGTCCGTGGCCTACGCTATTATTTATGCATATTTTTATATCCCCATTCATATTTGTCCAAAATTTCATCTGTTACAAAGGTTTTTTCCACATAGTGAAGCGGTCTCGTTTGTTTATAATAACCAATTGTAGGCGTAAATTTACTATCTAATTCAAAAATTAACTGCTCTGTCCAATCACAATTAGATGGTAAACGTTGCAATTTTGGTTTCATGTGAACAAAACCAAACTGACTATTTGTTGGTTTTATATCTAAAATTTTTAATGCAAGAGCATATACTTCGTCNGTTCTAGGTTCATCATAGCGACAATTAATAAGGTAGTTGTCTCGAAACCATGACCAATCATCTATGATAAGACGCATTGTATCATATATTTCTTTGCAAGNAGTATCATAGGTAAAATATGTCCAAGCACTATAAATGTTAGGCAATAAATTATCATCAAATTGATGACGATATGTTCGATTATCTATTATATGACCATCATATGTATAGACACTTTGTGTAAAGTTATATGTAAATGGTTGATAGGTATCCCACAACCAATTTAAATCACTAGTAAATAACATATCACATTCTGTTTTTATTGTGTTTTTATATGGGCTATAATTAAAAACCTGACATTCATTTTGCATTTTGATTTTGCTATTTTGTGCAAGATCATTTTTTAACACTATAATTTTATCAAATACCTCACGATGATCATCAGTAATTTGTTCAGCAGTTTCTGCGTCTACAATAACACTAAAATTATTCACAATGTTTTGCGTAAGTTTACAACTTAAGGCTTGTAAATAAGCCATGCGCAAATAATCATACTCGCCATTCTGCGCAATACAAAGATAGCCACTACTCATATTTGATCCTTATTCATTAAATGTAAATCTGTATTGATAAATCTGTTACTGTACACGCCATCTTTAATATAACGATAAATTAATTTATTGTTTTCAAATGATTCATAATCAATCTGATCATTACAATTTATGAGAGGATAACTTTTAAATCCATAATCTTTCATGCCATATCCACCTATTAAATGACATGCAATAGAAAAAATATAATCATTTCGCAATGGTCTTGGCGCAAATCGATATAATTCTGAATAATATCTATAGTGTTTCTGAACATGTTTTGCCATTTCAAAAATATTTGCAGACTCTCTACATTTATTAAAAATACAAACTGTAGCCCAATACTGTTCTATTGCAGTATTACCAAGTTTATATATTTCAATATTGCCGTTTGTTGGATTATAAATTTCTTTTGCCATAATAAAGTCAGCATTGCAATTTACGTGTGGCAACAATGCATCTGTGCAAATAAAGTAATCACCATCAATTAGTAAAGTTCTATCATATGGTGACAAATCATAAACTTGGGTTCGAACAAGATTAAACCATTGTTGATTTTGTTTACCAAAAGGTGTTCTTCGGTTGTCAATTGGTTTATCGACTGCAACAACATTGTGTTTGCCAAAATCAGCATTAGGATTATCTGTTATAATAGTAACAGGAAGCCCTAGATATTTGACCACTCTATCGGCAGCTTGTTTAGATAAACCAATATAGTTTAATTCAACGGTGTTTAATGCTGCAATAATGCAACCTTTAGAGTTGTCTAGCATTACGAATCTTTGTAAACTCTTCGTATTCCGCAGCAAACTCGTTCATGACTTCCCACCAACGGCGCTGACAAATTTCCAATAGTTCATACGCAATAACTTTAACTGGAACATCATATGCATCCATCATATAAATTTTTCCATCAAAATCTGGTGAAACATATGGACTTGGTATCCATGCATGTAAGAAAGCAATAAGTTCTTGGGTTACGATAAACATACCGCCACCATAATTCACGGTCATTCGTGATTCAATGGCAGTATTGATGTTTTGTTTTGCCAGTTCACGATCATACGCTACTCTGGCTGCATCACGCAATTCTTCTGTATTCATAAGAGAATTATAGCAGAACGATTAAATTTTGTCAAATATTATCAGACTACTGAGTTAACAGTGTTGGCCCAAGTTGGAGTTCCCCAACTACTTGACAGATATGTTGTTTCACTTTGGAAATACTGAACTGTTCCTGTTGAAGTGCCGCTCAACGGCAATTGAAAGGTGTTGGTATCAGCATTATATAGATAAAAAGTTACAGTAATAACACTTCCAGCGTCTCCATTACTGCCTTGTGTGCCGTTGCTGCTTAAACTTACACGCAGATAATTGCTATTATAAGCACTATTGCCTGTTCCAGTATCAGTTAATCGCAAATATTCTGTTGGAGTAGTTGTTAAATTATAGTATCCTTGGGTATTCAAATATGTATTGCGAGTAAGTGTACCAACAGTACCGTTATGTTGAATACTATTTGCATAAATGTTAAGTGAAGAAAATCCAGTATTAATAAAACTATTCCACTGGCTTTCATTAAGTGTATTGCCCGTTGAAACAAGTTGTAAGTAACCACCAGTGTTGAAAAAATAACGAGCAGCATCACCACTTGCGAAGGTAAATGTCCAAGTTAATGTTTTACTTGTATTCCAAGTGCTTGAATTGTTTGTTGTCACCGCACCAGTAGCAGAAGATAAAGCATAGGAAGTTAGGCGATTATTTTGTAAACTTGTAACTGCAGTATCAAGTGAACTTAAATAAGTTATAATACCACCAGAAGATGGTTGTGAAGGAATTCCAGTAGTATTATTAGCTTGATGCTGTTGCATTGTGCTCATACGAGCAATCATTGTTGCCCAATCAGTTGCAGCCACTGTGCCACTGATATTAGTATTAAGTGCAGTTCCGCTTTGACCATAACCAGAATTACCGCTACCAACGCCCCAAAGGTTGTTAACACTCGTCGCACGAGTATTAAAATCTGTTGCTTGGATTAATCCACCACTGCTATATGCCATTCTTTATATTTCCCACACTTCTATTTATTTAATTCCAACAGCAACATCAATAATTTGTAAACTGTTGTCTTCAATATCATTCATAGCTTTGCCAAGAATACAACCATGGACAAATTTTGATGGGTCTAATTTTTGACCAATGCCCTCTTCATCGCTCGAAACAACACAGTCACCTTTGGAAATTGGTCCACGTACTTGAACACCAACACGACCAATTACTGCATATGTTTCACAGGAAAAATAACCAAAATTAGTCAATACAAGTTCTGGGTCACCTGTTTGATCGATTGAAACACCAGCTATTCGAGGATCATGTGAACGTGTGCTGAGTTCAATATCACGGTCGCCGCCAAATACCACTATACTATTTTGTGGAATTTCTGTGCCATCTACTTTATAAAATGATACTGCTACTACTGACACAACTTATTCCTTATCTAATACCGATCACTACTTCTATTAACTGTATGCTATCATCATCAATACTGTCGAGTGTTTTTCCAACAATGCAACCAGGTGTATACTTAAACATATCTAGTTTTTCACCAACACCAGCAATATCGCTGCTAACAATACAATCACCTTTATTTACTGGACCTTTAACACGAACAGGCACACGACCAGTTAGAGCAATAGCACTTCCAATATCACTTATTCCACTATTCATAAGATAAGCAGGATTTTTAGACATAACACCAATTACACGAGAATCATGTGATCTAGTAGAAACGGTTACTTCTTCACTTCCGCCAATTACCATAATATCATTAGGACCAGCAATTGTATCTGAAATATAATTTTCAGCCAAGTCAGCATATTTTGCAGTAGTAGATACGCCACTAAAGGTCGTACCAACAAAATTTGCAGCATAGATATTATTAAAATATTGACTACTAGTGCCGCCAATATTAATGCTTGCGTTGCTGATTGGAACAATTGCTCCGCTTACTGTTAAACTTGTTAACGTACCAACACTTGTAATATATGGTTGAGCATTTGTTAAAATTTGTCCAGTTACAGGTGGTGCACCTGTAAAAATATTTGTACTAACATTATAACCAGGTTGAACGGTTGTAAATCCACTTATATTTGTAACAGGAGTAAAAGTAGCACTTCCGCTCAAAATACCTATAATAGTATTACCAATATAAAAAGCAAGAACTGTTGGCGAACCACCACCAACCGCTGGTATGCTTAATGCAGACGCTGTGGTTTTTTGTTGAGATGCAGTATATGTAGGACCAACTATAACCCATGCACTACCAGTATAAACATTTATTTGCTGATTTGTTGTATCATACCACAAATCACCCTGTATTCCATTAGTAGGCGCAGTAGTTGAACTTGTAATACTGCCAATACTTCGCCAAGCAGCACCATTATAAATTTGTAGCAAACTTGTTCCATAATTGTACCACAACTGTCCAGTAACAGGATTAGTTGGTGCTCCAGAACCTGCAAAATTTTGCAAAAGATTAACTAAATCTTGTTGTAATAATTGACCATAGTTTGGATAATTTTTACCAACCAAGGTTAAACTGGTGCTATTATCAGATACGCCCTGTTGAATGTTTATAGGAGCAGCTTGGTTTGCAACTGTAATTGTATAAGTCATTTTATCACCACATTAATAAAAGTATTTATCAAACCAAACTTATATTATGATTGCTTCAATCAGACCTATGCCGCTATCACTGTAATCTTCTAATGCAATACCAAACATCCACTGGGAATCATCAATTTGAGCAACAGCAAGACCATGTGCTGTTCCAATAAGTGATTGTCCTTTTGTAACTGGACCAACAACTTTAACAGGAACACGTCCCTTAAGTGCCACATAAACACCACCATCAAGGTCGCTGTTCATTTTGTAGGCAGGATAAGCAGATATAACACCAATTGCACGAACTTTTGCACCACTGTGTTTAGTAATTTCTGCTGCACCACCAACCATCATAACAGTGCCAACATCATAATCAGCATCAGGTAAATATTTTTCTGCTAAGTCGGCATATTTTGCGGTAGTACTAGTTCCAAGAAAGTTTACTGCATATACGTTATTCCAATACCCAGAACCTGTGCTGCCAAGATTTAGGCTTGCATTTGCACTTGGCACAACACTTACTGCCACAGCACCAAGATAACTTGCAACATTAGAATTGCCATAATTTGAACTTACAAACGGTGTGCCATTTGCAAAATAGTATGCACTGCTATATGTTGCAGTATTTGCAATATGATTTGCTCCATACACATTAGCAGTTTGCGCAGTAATATTACCACTGCTTGAAATCGATGACAAAGTTCCAACGCTTGTAATATATGGTTGTGCATTTGTCGCAATAACACCATAATGTGAGCTACCAACATTACCAACTACATTAGCGTTGATAGTAGGTGAAGCAATAGTACCTTGTGAATTAATAGTGCTTGTAGTTGTTATTGTAGTAAATGCACCACTATTTGGTGTATTAGCACCAATTGCGCCAGTAAGATAACCACTTACTTGCCCACCGTTACTTGCCGTGACGCTACTAAATGCAACTGCACCATTAACTGTCAAACTGCCTAATGCACCATAAACTGTGCGCCAAGTAGTTCCATCATAAACATTGAGATATTTGAATGTGTTATCCCACCATAGCTGACCTTGTACAGGATTTGGTGGATAGTTGCCAGCACTATTACTAAAATTTTCTAGAAGATAAACAAAATTTTCATTTAAAGCGGTGCCATAATTAGTTAATGCATGACCTATAAGTGTCAAACTTGTTGCACTTGAATTAGCAGTTCCATCTGCAACTGTTGCTAACGAAGAACCGTTATAGTGATTTATAATATATGCTGTCATTGCATTTGAATCCCACTAACTATTTATGGGTTTAACCAACTAAACGAATACCCATATTACAGTTTTGATTGCTTATCTGACCACCAGTGTCTGTTGCAAATACTAATTGCAGATAATCACCAGCATTGCAGCTTATGTATCCACTTGCATGAAGTGGAATAACTGTATTATCGCTTGTTCCACTAACAGTATTAGCATTTACTGATTTACAATTTATACCGCTATCGCTTTGATTTTTGTTCCACGTCAACAAATGTGTTATATTTGCATAGGCTGAGTTTGGATTGCCAAGTGCTATAACACTACCAGTAACATGATATATACCACTTACGGGACATGTAAACACACCAGTTGTAGTATTCATATAACCACCAATATTACAAAGGGTATTTGTAGGAATAAATGGATTTGGTGTTGTTAAACCACTTCCAACAAAATTTCCACCCGTTAAACCTGTTCCGCTGTAGACAGGATTATATGGTGTATTAACTCTACCATAAGCGTCTACAATCAATAAATTATTACCACCTATTTGAACTATAAAACTATTAGTGCCACTTACACGATTTAAACCATCATTTGACGTAAGTGGACCGATTGTAATCCACTTTAAATCATCATACATTTTTAGCTGTTGGTTTACTCCATCCCACCACAAATCATAAATTTGTGGACTTGATGGTGTTGTATCACTAAAAATAATATTTGGCAAGTTTTGCCAATAATTTGAATTGGTACCACCTCGATAAAATTTCAATGCATTATTAGCACTATCATACCATATTTGTCCAACAAGCGGAGAATTAGGTGCAGTTGGATTAGAAAAATTTTCAAGCATTTGTACCAAATTTGTATTAAGCAACTGCCCATATGTTGGAAAATTTTTTCCTATAAGTGTAATACTGCTTGCGCTAGTATTAACTGTACCATCTGCAATAGTTGCTAGTGCCGCTCCATCAGTAAGATTTATATAAAATGTCATCGGTTACGCCTGTGAAGTTAAATTGGTTAAAGTTTGAATACGAACAGTATAATCAATTTGAATTAAACGGTTTAGACTTTTTTGAATTGGGTGAAAAATAACATGCGTAATTAAATTACCAGCATCAACTGTGTCACCATTCCAAACTTTAAGACCAAGTTCGTCAAAAACAAAAGTATCATTAAAATTAGTTGTATTATCAAAAGCTTGTTGTCCACTAGGTTCGCCATAATCTAGTGTACATGTTACAAAAATATCACTATAAACAGTTCCAGTAGTATGGCGAATCTGTATATTATTTCTAGTAGGGTCTAAATTATAAACACTGTTTGGATCAACGACCTTATAATAAGTTTGATTATAAAGGGCACTATTGCTGCCGCTTGTATTTGTTGGAAGATATGTAATAACACCAGTTGGGTCTACACTGGTTCCGCCATTGCCAAACGCCATTTCACTAATCCAACCCTGTCCGCCATTACTCATTGCATTAGCTATTGCTAATGAAAAATTTTCATAATGAATTGCATTACGTTTATTAAGTAATACTTCTCCAGTATTTGGATCATGTATTTTAATATGTCCCTGCAATAATAAACCGCTAGTTTCATTTGGTTTGTTCATTTTTTTGTTTCCATTAGATTCAATTGTATTTATTGGTTTTTTATCCGCAGTTTTATTCATTATAGTTCTCTTATAAATTGTGCATAACTTGTTTGACTGGTTTGTAAACTTTCACCAGGATTGGTGAATGAAACACCTTGATAAAAACTTTGACCAGGGTTAAGCAGAATATTTTTACCAGCATTATTAGTTATATATGTTGGACCTTGGTTGAAATTATTAACTGCGGTCCAGTATGCAGCATTAGTTGGAATATTTCCTACAGTTTGAGCAGTGGCTTGATATATTACTCCATTATACGATACAACAGAATTTCTTGGGTATGTTGTTACTTGTGAAAAACTATTAACATTTGTATAATCTGGTATTGTAATAAGCACATCACGGCTATTTGGTATTTCCAAAGATGAGCTACCATCAATTATTTGTGTTCCTGAAGAATGTACTTGTGGTGCACCTGTGCCCGCAGTTCCACGTCGCAATTGCCCAAGACGATTATTAACAACATCTTTGATGCCATATATTATTCGCTCGCCATTAATAAAAACAACACCAGCTAAGTTATGTATTGGATCGGGGCTACTTAAGTTAGCCACAGTTTCACAATAAATCCATTCATCAGCTAAATTTAAATCAGTTGCCAAGAATGTAGATTTACTTGGGCGAACAGCATAATATCTAGTATTATTTTGTAAATCTTTAAAGATTCTATACTCAATTGCTTCTTCACGTATTACATTATTCCAAATACGAACGCAGAACACATCACTCGCACTTACGTTTAAGCTAGCACTTAATTGAATAGTTGTTGGATTTACTAAAATAAAGTCAACATATGGAATAAGTGGTGTGCCGCCAGTTGCTCCAGTAATTTTACGTGTAATATATATTTGATTTATATTATATACTGGTGCTGGTATAACATAGTAAGTTCCAAATGGCAAATAAGAATTTAACTCATTATCAAATCCGTACAAGTCAAAGCCAAAAGTATCTATACCATCATCAATTGAAGCAGATGAAGATGTACTACCGCTAAACAATTTTACATACATAGTTGTAGCGTCATGATTGCCTTGTGTCATAACTGTTAATCTTGAATTATTTGGTATAATTAGATTTGGATTTAACCATAATTTATTTTTGTCATAAATTTTGAAATCGCTTTGACTACTATCACTAATGATAATTTTGCTTCCAATAATTGGTGCGGTTGTAAATTGAATAACTGGCATTGCAACATTTGTTGGATCATGATAAACAGTATAATCAACTCCACGATTGGCAATAACACCATTAACCGTAACTATAATTTCACCATCTGTAATTCCTGCAATATTTTCAACCCACGCGCTTGTCAAACTAAAATTAGTAGTCAGCCCATCAGCAGTATAGTAACTTTGTTGTGGCGGCAATAGGTCACTGCCGTTTAAACGCACCATTGACCACATGCTGTAAGGTTGTAGATATTCCTCTGGATTAGAAAGTGTAAAATTATAACCATTGGGATAAGAAGGATTAGTAATAACAAACGTTTGTTCAAATATTTCGCTGTAAGCACGAGTTCCTAAAGAAACACCATACAAATGAACTTGAATGTAACTACCTGCTACAGGTGCTGTAGCAAATCTTACTACCAGAGTATTGATACCATTTATCAGACTATTCACTAATGTCCAATTACTTACTGCTTGACCATTAACTTTGACATATGCTTGTTGCACTGTAGTAATAACATTATCAGGTATAGCAAAATCAGTAGTTACTCCATTTGCAACATACTCTTGATCAAACAGCGGATTAATACCGTTACTACCAATCATTAATACATACCAGAATGTACCACGAGTTGGCGTATAATTAAGATTTACAGTAAATTGCTGCCAATTAACTGTATAATCAACGCCTTCAGCTATAGTTCCAAGAGATTTATCTACAATTAATAGTTTTTCAATACCACCTACTGGCAAAGAAACACCAGTAATACTTGGATCAAAACTAAAATATTTTTGACCTTGATATGTTGATATTATAGTTTTTATATCTGCGTTGCCGCCTTGAACTGGTAGAGTGCGAACTTTAATGTTCAGTGTATCAAATGTGCTTGCTGGAATCAATTCTTCAGGAGCATTGCTACTATAAGTGTCAATGAAACCACCACCTAAAACCACAATATCTTCTGTTCGTAATCCTAGTCCAGTATCTTTAAATGAACTTTGAATAATTGTGTCTTCGGTTTGATCACCATATATATCGATTACGTTTTCTATATTTTTTGTAACATAATCATAAGTCAAAGTGTCATAATTATTGATATCATAATTTGGTAGTGTTTTAAAATTTGGTCCTTTAATTTTATTTCCACCGTACTCCATTCCTAACATTAATTGAGCTAGGTCACGACCAGCCATACCTGAAAGGGGAGAATAGTATGCCCATATACGATCAGCAGCATTATCTAAAAATAAACCATTATACGGAGTTAAGTTATTAGTATCAAAGAGTAAGCCACTTGTAAAATTGTTTGCTGCAAGATAAGCACTATTTTGATAAACAACTATATCAAATTGTGGATAACTGGTTTCTGGATACCATATTTTGACACGTAGCAATAAAAATTTAGTAATATCAAAAGTATTAGTGCTTGTGTGCGCAACAATTACACGATATGGTTCACTATTATAAACTACTACAGTATCAATAGCATAGTTAGTATTTTTTTGCCAATCTTGAATATTGTTGAAATAAGTGTAACGATCAAATTTAATATATGTATCAAGATTACGCACAACGCCGTTGTTGAAAATAGCAACAGCAGTTGCGCCGCTGCCTGGTCCAATTACTTTTACTTTTGCATATGTAAAATCGCTTGTGCTACTAGTTACAGTGATAGTATATATAGTGCCATTTAAGATATGCGGCACTGCGGTTGCACTTTTACCATCACCTTCAATAAGAACAGTAGTAGTACCATCATACCCACTGCCACCGTTGCCAACATCAATGCGTACAATTTGATACCCATGGTTTGCAACCCAAGGTTGATATACTGAGGTATTTGCAAGAACGCCAGAATCCAAAATATTGCTTTGTTGCGGGCTGCGATATTGTTTAATACTAGCATTATAATAGGGTTGTAAGTCAAAGTCTGTTGTATTTGTTTGTACAATATCTAAATTATTATTATTATCATATTTTGCAATATATTGTTTTAATTTAGTATGATATGGTTTAACTTCTGCAAAAAAATCTGTTACAATATTTTCTGGTTGTGGAAGATATACTGGCAATTGATCAAGTCCACGAACTCGATTGTATATGTCAATAAATGAAGTTTTCATTAACCAATCTGTAGAAATATTTTGTTGCACAATAGTATCAAGCATAAGTGAAATTATCGATTTAAAACTTGTACGATATTCATTGTTTAAAAGATAATCACGAATTATATCAAATATTTTTGAAAATTCTAAATTACTATCTGTATCAAATCCTACAGTTTCAAAACTACTAGTTTGAAATCCTTGTTTTGCAGATTGCAAATCATATAGATTGTTACTGAACTGTATTGTTGCATTTTGTTGGGCAAGCAATTCTAAACTATTAGTTGTTACAACAACAAGTTTCCAACCACCACTATTACTATTTTTAATATAAATTATATCATTTACATTCAATTTTAATGTACTGATATCACTTTCCTTATCGATAGTATTAGTTATTGGTGTTTCAGCATTATAAGCTGAACTATACCAATCACTATAACTCCAGTAATTGTTTAAATTATATGATTGAACTTGGATAGTTTCCCAAATTCTTGTATTTGGAAAAGTAACATTAAGTTTGTTTAGACTCCACCCACCATTCCAAGATGAACTATCACTTTCCACAAGAACTAAATCACCATCATTGTAGGCATTTTTATCTAAATATGACAATTCTGTCAAATTTTGAACTTTTAATGTATAAGAATCAGAATTTGGTAGCGGTTCACTAGCATTAAGTTTTAATATAGTTTCGGGGCGAGTTAATGCCATAGGATACGTTGCGCATATTTCATTAACTTGTTCTATGTAAAGTTTACGTGCAGTATAATGCCCAACAAAAAGACTTTGGCGTGGACGAATGTCTAAACCATATTTTTGTTTTTCTGGAAGTTTTGTGTCTGGAACAATTCTACCGCTGCTATCCTGTCCTGTTAAACTATCATTTAATTTGTTGATAAATTCAGTAGCAACACCAAATTCTGTACCATCATCGAACATAGTCCATTCACTGTGTATAAGTTGTGGTTTTAAGGTATTTTTATATTCAATTACTAAATTTGTATTATCACTGACTAAATTTTGTGCATTATACACTGCTACTGCACTTGGACTAATAACGGCTGCAAACGGTTGATTACTAGAACGAGGATTTGCAATACTATTTTGAATTTCTAATGCACTTGGTCTAATATTATTAATATCTGGTAAAGTTGAATTTTTAACCCAGAAATAATATCTTGTAACCGCTACACCACTTACTGGATCAACTACTACACGAGTACTATAAACATCGTTAACAGTATAAAGAGGACCACTTAAACGATGTCTTTTTGCATATTCTTTAGGCAATAGATCACTTTCTACCCATTCGTAAACATTAACAATGCTTTCTGGGAAAGCCAATCCCCAATAATTAAATTTATTCAGAGTTGTGCCTTGACGATTATCATAATACTTTATAGAATTGGTATCCCACCATAACTTGCCTACATGCTCCGAACCCCAATTATTTTTAGTATCAAAAGAAAAACTTATAGTACTTGGAACATTGCTATACACTGCTGGATCATAGTTAATTACATAATCAATATACTTTTCACTACTTTCTGGTAACTGATTATATGCTAAATCAACTACTGGCAGATCAGCTATAAGCTGTTGTGTAGTATCATTATAGATATAAATTCTATCAATCATACGACTATCATATTCTGCGCCTTGATTTCGAATAGTGTTCCAAATACGATTTTTGTACTGGTTATAATAAACATACATTGAACCAGTTGGGTTGTTTAACACATGTGCATGTGGTGCTCCCACAAGTATAAAATTATCACTTATGTCAATAGCAGTAGAATATGCATCAAGACTGTTTGCAGAATTGTTCATTAACATTCTGCCATAGGCAAACAACCCCTGATTAGTAGCAGTTTCAGTTTGACTTGGCTGATACTCAAATACGTGTGCTGCGCCGCTTCGATAAATGATACTGTAAAATTGTATAGTTTTCTGATCAAATGTAGTATTTCCACCATCAAACATAGTTACTATTTTAGAATTACCGATAGTTGCCCCAACTACAAGAGTATTATTATCTGGGCTAATTGCAATATGGTCACCAAAATTTTGTGTATCTTGTAACATTGGGCTGTATAGGTTTTGTGATAATTGCCAAGAAATTATTCCCATTGCAGCCAGTGGGTCACCATATTCGTTGCGCAATCTTAACTTATTATAATCAACAAGAATATCACTATTAATTTGAACTGTGCCAGTAGCAGTAAGATTTGCATTCACGCCTGGAATTGCTGCAGAATTTATATCACGAACACATTGTGCAGCATTGCCACCAGTGAATGTAACTAGCCAATCATTAATGCGAAGTTTTGTACCAATAGGCATGTTAACATTTACAATAGTTCCAGTTGCAACACCATATTTGCGTGGAATATTAACAAAATGATAGACTGCTCCATTTTGGCTACTACTTGTATTAACACCAGTAGCACCAACATAGATATCACAATCATTCTTATTAATTTTTACACTTTGTCCAAATTTTGCATTATTTTGACCAGTATCCATTGTAGCTATCTTAGTAACAACAAACTGATTAGTTGATACTGCTACTATGGATCCACTACTTGGTAAACTAGTTACTGTAACGTTATTATTAGAATAATCAAATGTGGCTGAAGCAGACACGCCATCTACGGTGACACTAGGATAGGTTATAAGATTTGGCGTAGTTATTGTAGTGCTATTTGCAAATGCATTACTTAAGTTAAATGTAGCAACACTGCCATTTGCAATGAAATTTTCAACGGTGCGTTCAAAAACATAAGCTTTGCCTGCACCAGTATAACTATTTACAAGCGTAGCACTGCTACTTGGTGCACCAACAATAACTTGACGACCATCATCAGTGCAATGTACTGTAGTTCCAAAACCGATTGATTCTGGATCATCGGTAATTATCTGATTAATTTCTTTATAGTAATTTTCATAGGATATGTAAATGTTTACACCATTTGCAGGCGCAACTGCAAATGTGATACTATCTTGACCTGGTGTTCTTATATAATCAAGGTCTGGGATTTGTAATATGCCACCTGCAAAAACTTTAATATCTCTGCTACCAAGATTTTTTCCTAATGCAGTTGATGGATAATAAAAAGTTGTAGTTAAACCATCGCCGCTTCTTTTGCTATTGCTGCCATTTACTGTTTGGTATTGATAGACAAAAACTTTACCTACGGTTGGTTCACCAACAAACATCCAGTTACTATCATTGCTTAGCGCAACACCTCTACCAAATTGGCTGTTTGGAGCAATGTTAGAGTATATTCCTATCTTTTGATTAGCGGAAATCGTTGCATTATTAGTTAGACCAATAGTATTGTATGGCGAACCTCTGACTATACTAGTAATAACAGTGCCATTTGGAATAACACTTCCTATGATAGGGTTGCCAACAGAAACATTAGCAAGATTTTGAATTCCACTTGATATAAAATATGCATTTGCATTTGGAGTTATTGCTGTAACTGCTTGAGCAATATAACTGTTTGAAGTAACAAAAGTTAATATAGCATTGTTGCCAGTTAGTACATTATTTGAAAGAGTAAGAACATGGAATCCGCCAACATTTGGAATTATAATATCGCTATTAATTTGTGAAATATAAGTTCCTGATGGTATTAAATTTCCTAAAACAGGCATAGTGTTTGCTGTAATACCACTTATACTTTGTGTATTACTAATATAGATATTTGCATTACTGCTTGTTAAATTTGCATAAAGTGTTTTATAGATACCGGCGTTACTAGTAAGAATAGTTGCAGTTTGATAATAATCAATCGGCGCACTATTAGACATTGCAATATAGCTTGGTGTAGCATTAGTAAGATTTGCAATTTTTGTACCGCTTGGAATTCCATTACCGCCAACACTCATGCCTACTGCAAAATTAGAAAGATTATAACCGCCTTGCGTAGCAGCATTTGCAGTTGCATTTTGTATTGTAGTATTGCCAATTAGAATAAAAGCATTGCTTGTTGCAACAGGACCACTAATAATATATAAATTATCATAGTGAACAGCTTGATTTAATGTTACCGAATCACTAACAACATTTGCTAGATACACTGTTCCTTTTGAAAAAGACGGAGCCGAAATAGCTGCAATACCGCTGCTATTAATATCAACATTTGAACCAAAACTAACTGCACGACTATCTGGGGAAAGAATTCCATATTCTTGCCAAATATTATCGTTAGATTTTCCATAAACAAATGCTTGACCGGTTGTGTTTTTTCCGCTTGCACCAACTATGGCAAAGCCCTGTGTGCTGTTTATTTTAATACTACTACCAAAATAATCACTTGGGTTGGTAAACACTGGACTACGATATCCATCATATGCCCAACTATCTGTATTTTGTTTTACTTCCCAACCAGTTGGACCATTGTCAATATAAACAATTTCACCTAAATCCCAACCACGAACAGGCGTAAACGTAGTCCAATCTGTAATTGTACTATAACGAACATTAGTTAGCTTAAAGAGCGTTGCGCGTAAACTACCACTTGCAACTGTAATATTATTCAGAATTTTTACAGTAAATGTATTGCCTGATGCGCTGCTTATGCGATAAAAACCACTTAAATCAAGAACACCGGTAGAACTACTTGCGTTTACAATTGTGCCATTCTTAATCATAATATAATCATACTTGACTAGATTGTGTGGCGCATTTGTAGTAAAAGTTAATTCGCTTGGAGATGTTTGGTTAACATTTGTTAAGTAAACTGCTCCTGTTCTGCTTAAGCGATATACTCCCCATTGATTGGCGGTATCTGCAGCAATCCATATTTTACTTGCTTCACCTAATACTGGGTTTAAACCACTAATGTTATAAATTTTATTAATATCATACACACTAGCATTAGCATCTAATGGGCTTACTGGACCAGCATATGGAACTACCTGTTTAGAAACTTCAGTTTGTGCAAATGGTGTAGTTGTATAACTTTGTGGAATCTGCGGGGCTAAAAGCAAATCACTTGGTTTAATTGAGTTATACTCGGTATTGCGAGAATCATTTTGATTAATAAATTCAAACAAATATTGACCATTAATTGTTTGTGAATTACCGATATTAAACTCTATTTTGCTAGCATTATTTGTGCCACCATAATTGCCAAGTTTAATTGCCCATTGTTCTACAAGAGTAATGTCACTATCAAGATTAGTCTGATTATTGCGCAAGAAAGCATTGATAACCGCTTGAGAACCTTTTTGGTTTATCATGCCCAAATAAAATTTATACTGAGTGGTTAAATCTGAGCCAAGGTCCGTAAAATATTGACGTTGTTGGAAACCAGTTGCATGTTTACCTAGTAAATCTGCTGCACTGTTAAGATCAGCATTATCTGGATCATAAAAATTAGTAAATTGGGCAGCGCCACTTGCCATATTTGGAATAAGTTGTTTGTTTAGCAAAGTGCCATTAATTAGATACCAATCACTGGCAACAAAATTTGCCGTACCTGGTATAAAATTTTGTGCAGCATAATATTGTGTTTTGAATAGTACAATATCGCCTTTATAGTAATCAGTAAATGTTTGCCAATTTGAAATTTCACTTACATTTACAAAGAAACCAGGCGCATATAAACTGCCATTCCAACCTTGTGTTTTAATTCCATCTAGTCGTAAACGAAATTGGCGACTGCCAACTTGTTCATCATATAAGATGTCATTGAACACTGTTTGATTATCAAATATAATGGCATGCTCATATTGTACAATAGAAATATCTAATAAGTGAATTCCTTTGCGTGTATTTTTTAAATCAATAACAAAACTATTATCTTCACGATATACACGATAATCTTTGCCAGAAAGAGTTGTTCCATCACTATCTACAACTTTAGTATAATTGTTTGTATTTGTAATCTTATCAACAACACCAAATGGACTAGAAAATTTGATACTTGTACCGGCAGGCGTTAACCCAATGACTGTATTGTCGCCCCAATTTTGCTGGTCCCAGAATAAAAATTCTTTTGCAGCAAGAGTCCAATCAGCTACAGTTTGAGTATTTGGAACATTGTCTGTAAAGACAAAGCCTTGATTTACAAGATAACGCCCGTAACTTACTAGAAAATCAACTGTTTGTTGAGCCGTTGCAAAAAATGTACCATATGGATACGTAACAATATTATTACTGCTATCTTCATAAATTACTGCACTGCTATTGCCAACACGAATAGTAAAGTTATTGCTGCTTACTCGGCTAGGTACGGTAAGAAAATATGGTCGTAGCTTATCAAATCCACTTACTTGGTATCCACCTGTTACTTTTTGCACTACAACTGCGCTGTATATTGCACGAGAAACAGGTGCACCTTTAGTAACTTTAACTTTATAATTTTCGCTTGGAATTAAAATACTTACATTCTTACTTTGTGGGCTTACTTGATCTGCAGTTATGGTTAAGTAACTTTGATCAGTAAAGCCAGCAATTTTATAAACAAGATTAAATGTACTGTTATTTGCTACATCAATCCAATTTATTGTAGGATCAAGATTATTACTTAAAAGATAATCACGAATCCAAACATTTATGCCTGGTATATACTGGTTTGGTCCGCTTACACTATAATCAAATATACGACTATTACTATTAATATTAATAATTTGATTTAATTTTAAGTTGAACTGAATATCACGCGTATTATATTTTAGTGCACAATATTGCGCTGGTCTTGCTAAGAACCAAGCAAGTTGAATCGCAAAAGGATATGCACTGCTACGACGCCATGCAGTTTCTTGTGGACTTTGATCTCCTATAGTCCAAGCATTTCCGCCAGTATTAGCATCATATGTAGCAATAACCGATTCTAGAGGAGGCAATAGATTACCATGGCTATCCGTAGGGATGATTTTACTTAAACCAGGTCTGCTGTAACTTGTGTTAATATAGGTTGCATTTGGATTACCATTATAGATTAACCCAAGTTCTAAATCGCCCCATAGTAATTTGTTTTCGCTGCTATATGGCGCTGGTCCATAACGAACTTGCCACCAACTTGGTTTTTGTACAAATCCTAACATTTCCCAAGGATGGGTATGTGGACGATCTGTGTCATAAAAATATTTGTATATACCACGCCAATAACCTGGAACATTATTTCCAAACAAACGATCTATGCCAGTGGCATAATTGAAACTAAAGAAATCACCAGTAAGAGTGTCATTTTTAAAAATATCTACATTGTTTTGATTTGCCCAAGTTAGATAACTGCCACTTAACAACTGAGTCCATTCAGCAAAACTATAATCAGTTGATCTAAATGCACCTGGTTCTACACTGCTTAAATCATAATCACTGTTATTAGCATAAGTTACAGCGATATTATTATAAACACGTTTTTCAAATTCAAGTAAAATATAATCGCGGTAGTCGCCCCAAGAGACAGTATAACTGCCATCATGACCAATAATCACTGTTTGTGGAGTAAGATAGGTATTGTCTTCAACAATCTCAGGTTTAAACGCTGGATAAAGACCAAGTTTTGTTGGAGTTGCTGGTACATTGCAACCAGTCGTGTCACTATATTCATAAACTGTAATTGTGTCAAGTCTTGATAGTGTAAGACTGCTAGAAAGAGTGATAGAAAGATCATTCAAAGTATAGTCTATACCATTAAGCAATAGTGTATTATTAAGATAAACAAGAACTGCTTTATAATTTTTTGACTTATTTGTATAGTTGTTTACTAGGTTATATGAACGATAGTTGGTATTTTGAACAATATATTCATTAACAATATAATTATTTCCACCAGCAATCATATCAGTATACGCAAAATTTTTGTTATAATTTGCAGCTTGAGCAAATTGCAGCAGTATACTATCAACGCAAGCACGGTAATTATGTGGATCACTAAATTCTAAATTGTTAATAAAATCTAGCAACTGAGATTTGAAATTTTGATAAGAATTACTGGCATGGGTAATAGTAAGAAATGGATCAACATCGCTATTTGATAACATAAGTGCCGCTGGTCGCAAACTTGCGCTATGTTGTAATAACTTACCACCTATATCGCTATAATTTAAATCACGAAAATTATTAATACCAGCGGGATTGCCAATCAACCCAACAGTATTATTGCCAATTTCAATTAAATGGTTACGAATTTGACCTAATGTAATTGTGCTAAATTCTGTATTTTCGCTGTTATTAACTAAATTTTTTGGCATAGTATAGGTTTGACCATATACACTGCTTGTTCCATTTATTTTAACAAATAATCTATCACCACTTTGTAAATCATTATTAAATTTAATTACGCTAGTAGTTGAACTTGTTTGCAATTGGAAATTGCTAGATGTTTGTAATACTCCATTTACATACACAAATAAGTTATTTTCATAATAACTGTTTGTATAAACTACGCCTAAATCAAAATTATTATTTTTGATATCGGTTGCAGTAAATGTTTTTGTAATAAATTGTTTACTTTTATCTGAAACCGCTGCCCAACCATTAGCAAAGTTGTAATTTTGCCAACCAACTATGATTGCAGCAAAACCATGATTAACAGACAATTGTGTGTCAACATTATTCAAATTATAATTAAAAGTATCTGTAATATAATAATTATCAAATACTATATCGCCAATGTTACCAATATTTTGATAAACTAAAGGAAAACCAAGTTCTTTATCTGCTGCTGTTGATGTTGAGCCTACTGCATAACCAAATAGGCGACTGCCAGCAAAGTTACTACTTGGATAAACATCCTTGTCAGCTAAACTATATCCATTAATATCTATAACATCAAATAGCGGAAACTGTGGGCGACTATTGCGAACTTGTGCTAAATTCCACGTGTTGTTACTATAATAAAATACATTTCCCTGATTGATATCGCCTTCCATAGCAACAATATTATCGCCATCATTAATTGTCTGAACAGGAATCAAATGAATTTGAGTTACACTATTATCAAAATTAATAGTAGTATTAACTGCAATATCACTTGTTAAGGTATTACTAATATAAACAATGTTATTTGTAGTATCAATACTCGTAATAGTTGTATGCGGAGGTATTGCATTTGTATAAATTGTCCAGTAATCAGTGTTTAATGGCAGTATGCCATATGAATTTTGTGTGGCAATAAATGTAATGCCATTATAGTGAACAATTTGACCAGTGGTATAAGATGTAATATCACTATAAAGTGCACCAAAGCTTACTAGCTGACCTATCGCTAGGTTACCAATGTCACAATATAACTTATTTGTGCCCACTGCGCTGAAAGCATAGGTATTTTTATTTGAGTAGTTAGGTGTTACTCCGCTGCGAATATAATTAAGCTGAACTTGGTAAATCGTGCGACGAATAGTTGGATCATTTTCATTTACAAACAAAACTGTAGTGCCATCAAGTAGCTGAATACCATCACTATTATAAACACCATTTGTTTTTAATGAATAACTGTTTTGCCCTTCTACTTGCTCAAATGCATTTGTTGTAATACTGTCAATACATGTTACACTGCCTGCATAATTTGTGCCATAGTTCCATAATTTTAAATCTGGTTGAAATTCTACAATTGGGCGTTGCGCTTGTTGATTAGCATCAAATACAAATGTTTGATTAGTGTAATTTGCTGCAGCTTGTAATGTATCACGGTGGAACCAACGATTGTTTCTGGTCCAACCATTTCCATCTACGCTAGCACGATTGATAGTGATATAATCTTTTTCTTCAGGGCTATTAGTAGTTCCATCAAATCCACCAATGCCATATGGTCTATCTTCGCCAAAAAAATCACCTGAATTTGTATTGATAACTTCGGGCGTTACTAAACCATTATAATCTATAAGTTTAATAGATGTACCTACGCCTTCAATAACATATGTGTTATCTTTGTAACTTGTTGGAGTGACAAGACCAGTAAATTGAATCTTTAAACCATTTGTAAACTGCACACCGTTTGGGCTTGTATAAACACTGCGACCTATAATATCATCTACATTTAATATACTTGAAGGATCAGCATCAACTAAACTTATTTCTCCATAGATAAGTGGATCATCTGCGTCTACGTAATATAGAATGTTTTTTGATGCACTAAGGGTTGGAAATTTTGTAATATTAGATGCATTGTCTTTGAAACTATACACGTGACCATAGGTGTCACCCTGTCCTACAAGCGTTTTATATCCGGCCGCCCAATCAGTTATATACACCAAATTCATATTTCTATAATTTGGATTTGCAACGCTTTGATAGAAATTTATAATATTTGATCCAACAGTAGGAATAGTTTGATTTAGTGTTACAATATTTCCATAAGATATATTATCAAATACTGCTCCATCCCATGGAGATGCATCTGCATCATAACCTGTATCGCTAGTACTTGCCGAAACCGTAGTGCCAACCAATATTCCAGTTCCGATAGCTGCTTGTGTTACTAATATTTTAGAAATTGCAGCAGAATCTGAGATGTAAAAAAGATTTGTAGGAGATGTTATATTGGTATTATAAGTTACGACAGCATCATTAGATGAAGCTGAAGTTGTAGCGTTACTTAAGGTAACAATTCTACCAGAAATATTAGTTATAGTTGTACCTTTTGGTATTCCAAATCCTGTAATTAACTGTCCAACTGCAACATTAGCTACGCTAGCTAGTTCTGCAGAATTAGAACCACTTGTATAAAATGCAGTAGTTGTACCGCCCAATGAAAGAGCAGTAGCTGTGGTAGATACTACGCTATCTATAGAATAAACTCCAACAGTAATATTATTACTTGCGCTGATTGTTTGATTATCAATTATAAGAGTGTTGCCTACTACTTGTGCAATTCTAGTGCCATTCTTAATGCCAGAACCTACTATTAATTGACCAGCATATATGCCTGCTGTACTTGAAACAGAAATACTGCTTTGTCCGCTTGTAAATGACACACCAGAAATTTTAGCAATTGTAGAACCAGTATACAATACTTGAGTATTGTCGATAGAAATTTGCCAAATTCCACCTCTTTGATTTACTGGAACGCTGTCCCACTCAACATCGCTATTAATTACAATATATTTTTTGTCAAAAGCACGAACACCATCTAAACTATAATTTAAAATGAAATTATCATAATTTTGATTTTGTAGTAGCGAATATGGAACATCAACAATCATATCAACTGATTGTTGTAAATTTGGCAAACTTAAAAGATAGTCTTGTGCAGTAGAAAGTGGCACATTAAATGTAATTGCGCCATTGCTAACACCATTGTTATCTAATCCTAGAATATCACGAGTAGAAATGTTTGATTGTGTGCTGCTTACGCCGCTTGTACCAATTTCAGTTTGAATATAAAATTTATGTCCAGTTTGCCCTAAATTAAATGTATAGGTTCCACCTCTTACTAGTGTAAGTGTTGGATTGATAGCATCTTCGTATCCATCAATTGTATAACCACTTTTGCCAATACTTGCACTTTGTAATTCTGTTTGATTATTGGCAACATACGCAATACGATGAAAATTATAAGATGCTTGTAAAGGCAATCCACCAGCAGTTACATCTACAGTAAAAGGTCCAGTAGGAACCCAGTAATATTGACGATAATTAGTAATTTTATCAAGATCAATGAATCCATTGTAACTATAATAACGATTAGTAAACAGGCGTTGATGATTATTGTTTAATCCGCCGTCTCCGCTTATCTGGTTTAGCAAATCTGGATAGTTATATACATTATCAATCTTATAGGTATTGCCACCATTTTGAGTTTTCTTAATTACAACACCTGGTTCTAATTGATAAAATTGACTGTAAGAGTCGCCTTCTGCAATATAATAATCGCTACTTTTAAAAACTGGACTTTGATCTTGTTGACCAATATATCCGTAAATCTTCTTTAATGCTGGTTCTTCAATTAATTGATCTACTGTAGCATTTAAAAAACGTTTATTTGTAAGAGTTTGAAAAACACTAGGTAGAAAATTAATACTTTTACGCTTAGTCATATTACACCTTAATAAGTTATCATAGTTGTATTAATACCAGCACTATTAATACCACTTAAAACACCACTCACCACTTGAATATTATCGACAGTAGCCGCACTTAAGAAAATTTCGTTTGGTTGGCAACGAATTTCATATAGACTACCAAATTTAGCATTTGTATCTGCAGGCAACAAAATCACGCTGCTAATATACCCATTTAATTTTTCATGCAAATAACCAGATAATTCACTAAAGTAGAAAGTATCGCCAAAATTCCAATTATCTAGTGCAAAGTACATGTTAATTGCATCTACGACACGGCTTTTTATTTCTGTATCACTTAAAGTTGTTGTAGAATTTTTTACTACTTGAATTGTTGCACGTAAACTAGGAGTTGCTTTGTTACCAAATAGCAACTTGTAAATGCCAGCATTTAAAATCATCTCATCACTTATCATTTTATAATTAAACAATCCGCTATAACTACTGTTTAATGTAACGCTATCTAGGTCTGCTGGTTTTGTAACCGTGCCTGTATTATCAATTATATAATTTCTATACGCTTCATCATAGCTACGAGTTAACACATATGTATCTATTAAATTTGTAGCAGCAGGATCAATTCTTCGAGTATTTTCTGCATTGTGTTGATATTCAAATATTAAATTTTGACGACCAGTATATACCAAATAATTGTTGTTAACATTTACAACAGTATTAATACCGTTTATGCTTTGAATTTGATAAAATTGTTGATCACTGGTAGCATAAAAAAGTGCATTTACTGGAAAATTGTTACGCACATAGTTAATTGCTGACATTGTAGAATATGCAATACTTACTGTACCAATATCTAACAGTGAATAACGAATCAAGTTATCTGAATCTGTATATAATTTAAAGAAAATATAACCAGTGTTACTTGTTATTTCACTGAATATATATGGATCAGTTGGCAATCCACTTGTTTGACTAATCGGATAGGTAACATAAATTCTTGTAGTATCGTTATACCCATCATTCATAATCATATTTTTATATATGTTTAAGTTTACACTGCTTGTAACATTGCTGTTAACATCTAATACACGAATATTATCCTTTACCAGTGTATTATTTCTTGCATCATAAATTGCAGTTGGAGCAACACTGATAAAGCTTACCTGTGAACTGCTACCAAAAATATAATCAAGTTGACGATAGGTAGTAGTATATCTGATACCATCAGTATTAAAAATTAATAGCCAACTTGTGTCATTAGCACTATACTGTGTTGTTAAATCAAATGGATTAACCTTATCAACATTTGTAATTGGAATAATTGTCCACGGGTCACGAGCACTAGTTGTTTTAGTATAGTCATATACAAGTGCAAATTCTGTTTTATTAAGAATGTAACTTACCATTGTATTAATAGTAGCATACTGCAGTGTATTTGCAAATGGCGGATATACTTGACTAATAATAGCACCAGTTGGTATATTTTCACTAATAGTTACTGCACCAATTTTACGACCAGCAACCAACACTGTTGTTGCTCCGCTGCCCGTGATGCTTTGTATACTTGCCCAAATAACAGTTCTATCACTATCTACAAGAGGAGTTCCGCTTATAAGTGCATTGTTTGCATCAAAATAATAACCAGTGGGAGCAACAAATTTAATTAAACTGTTAATCTCTAGATATTTTCTATAGGAAGAAGCAGGCGCACTGTTTGCAATAGCAAGTGGAGTATTTGTTGTATCGCTAGGGCTTAAGAAAAATCCAGTAGATGTGCTTGTATCACTGGTGCTACGACTCCAAGTAGTAGGAGCAAGGTTTGTAAAATCTAATGGCGTCCAATTTTCATAGTAGAAATGACGCATTGGATAATCTTCAATTGCCTTCATTACCTGTTCATTGATAGCGTTAATAATATCATTTCGACTTGTATAGCTAAAATTAAAACTACTAGTATGTTGATTCTTATAAAATACACCATCTTTTGCGTATAAATCAGTGCTTGTATACTTTCCAGTGGGGTCAGTAATATCAAGACCACGACTTACGCCACTAGCAAAACGATTTACAGATTTTACTTTAACAATATCACTATAATAGGTATATGGAAATACATTATAATCTTCGCCATTAACCATGCGGTTTTGTGTATAATAGGCTTGTGGCGCTTTTTGTTTGATTTCATTTGTCAAATCACGTCGCGAAGAATTACTTACAGTATATTGCAGTGAGCAACTAATAGTAAAGGTTTCAGTAGTGCCACTGCTGCTAATATAAGGCATAGCTATTGAAATATTACTCATATCACTAGGTGTAATACGATAGGTTAAACCATTACTAACACGATAATATGCACGATAATTGCCTAACGGAATCTCACTATAACTGCCGTCACCAAATATTAAATCAATTTGATCATTGATACGAGTATTAACACTGTATAGTGTACGTATACCACGAGCAACACTGTTATAGATAGCATTGCTGCCTGCAGTGCTTGCTACCTGTGTCCATTCAGTGCCAATTGTTCCATTAGTAATTTCATACATCCAAACATCGTTATTATTAATATTTGCAGTATTAATAGCAAATACACGATTTGCTACTTTTTCACTAATTGTAAAATCTGTAGAATTTAAAACACCTTGTTTAAAGAATACAAAAAATCCTGTGTTAGCACTAGCATTACCACGACTGTCATTTTGATAAACAATACCAAATTGACCACGGGTACCAGGATCATATTCAGTAATTGTATCGGTTGTTAGTATATTAGCACTTACGCTTTCAAAGTTTGTAGCTACTCCATTAACAAGAGTACTAAAAGTAAACACTGGCAGTATAGTATTTGGAATAGCAATATTATATTGCTCGGTGCGAATGCCATTAATTATTTTGCTAGCATATGGCTTGCCAACTTTTTGACTAGAGGAGATTGCAGCATTTAATATTTGTGTGAACTGGCTTGCCCAATTAGCATTGTTAGGATCATTCCAATCAACTTTAACTCTGCTCAAGTTATTGCCATTAATATCTTGAATATTTTCGCTTGTGCTTACACTATTAATTTTTAAAAAGCCACTAGCAGCACGGTTACGATTTGGGCTATAATTTAATTGTTTTACTAGTTTCAGGACGCTATCACGACGTTCTGCAGTTTCTAAGAAATTTTCACGAGCATTTAGGTCTGTACGAAATGCAACACTTTGTGCTGTAAATGCAACTAGATCAAGCAGTGCTACATACTCACTGCTTTCAATAAAGTCATTAAAGTCTTCTGCATAGTAGGTCTTGATATAATCAACCATAACCTTACGCAGCGTCTCAAAGTCATAGCTTTGAAAATCTGCATTCGAAAAAGTTGTATATATTGTTTTCCAATCTTCTGCAGCAAATATATTTGTTTGGCGTGTACCAGCACTCATTATGTTTTACCCTTGTATTATTTATTTGTAAAATAATATGCGTATATTAAACAACATAGAGTTTGTTTAAACTACGATCAAAGAGTACATTTAGTGCTGCAAGTTGATTGGTTCCAGAAAATTGTAGCTGAAAATTTAGTAATAGCCCCTTTCCATCAGGCGATTCTTGTATAAGAGCTTTACTAATAACAGAAAAGCGTGGATCATAAGCAATAATAAGATTAATATCTTGCGAAATTTCTGTTTGTAAGGCAGGCGTTAATGGATCAAATAATCGATTCCAAATAATAGTTCCAAAATTTGGATTCATTAATTTCTCACCTTTGCGTATAGAAAGATGATTCAACAAATCTTGCACAATAAGATCGTTGTCGCTTAGTGCATAAGGACCAAAGTCACGATTAACAGTACTAAAACCTTTATAAAGAGCCATATGTTATTTACCTATTAACAACTTGCTGCACCTTGGCCAGTTGCCGCCGAACCTTGCGGCGTAGCTTGACCGCCACCACTGGTTGCAGCACCTGCACCAGGTGATAGGGTAGGTCCAGTTACTGCAGCAGTGCCGCCTGTTGCTAAATCACCAGGATTTCCTTGCGGTGCGCCATTAGGTCCATTTACACTAGTATCATTGCCAGCATAAGCATTTAGCGTTTGCGTATTTGTAGTTTGTGTTCCACTTGGTCCAGTTAAATCTGGATTATTTCCTTGATTTGCATTAAGTGTTTGACTTGTATACTGATTGCCTTGTTGAATACTATAATCAATACTGCCTCTATCTTCGACTGCATTAAGTGTTTGACTAGTATACGGCGTGTAGGTAGCATTGCCAGCGTTTAACGAGTTAGTTGGTGCATTTGCACTAATAACATCTGGATTAGAAGGCGGTGTTGGAACATAATTTCCACTTATACTTGCATCATTTTGTTGAAGTGATGTGACAGTTTGACTTGTATACGGTGTATCAAATACAACAGGTACATTTTGTCTACCAACACTTTGATATGGTGTATCAATTACTACAGGTACATTTTGTCTACCAACACTTGCATAAGCAGTGTCAACTGATGTAGGTTGGTCTGATGATTTTGTATAAAGATAACTTGTATCTGTAGCTTGCACAACCGAACCATCACCGCTTTGTGAAAGCGTTACAACTTGACCAGTTCGCGGATCATAATATGATTCGCCAGGCGCAGTGTTTGTTGCATCTGTATTGGTTGCAGGTGTTCCAATGAAAGATGAACCGCTGCCACCGCCATTGTTAAGCGGTGTGTTAGTTAGGTTTCTAGAATCATCAGAGCCTGAAGATATTGCTTTATCGCCTTCATTTGCCGTTGCAACTGTACTTTGAGCAGCATTTGTAGAATCAGCCGTATTAACTTGATCTTGTGTAATAGTTTGTGGTGCGCCATTTACAGTTACAGGCGTGCTGCCATCGTTAGTGACTGCACGGAAATTTTCTCCACTTTCTGCCGTGCCTTGACCATATGGGATAGTACGTACACCACAAGCATGTCCTGCCCACTGATCTTGTACCTGAATACCAGTAATATTTCCACTTGAATCTTTTTGATAACCCAAGAAAATAGCAGCATGACTTTGACCTGGTATATTTTGATAGGTTCCATTACTGCCGAATGTTGCAATGACTGTGCCAGGTTGCAGTGTTCCACTAGTGACACTAGTGCCAGGTTGCCAAGTTGAAGTGGTGCCACAACTACTTGCTGCTTGAACAAGAGCTACACACTGACCGCTACCAACACTTTGTCCAATGTATGAAGTATATGCTTGTCCACCAGTAGCAAGACCTAGATTAACACCACTAGTATTTGCCACAGAACTTGCGCCACTTATTGCTTGACCAACTGAAGTGCCAATAGCATTAGAAACTGTTCCAACCACATTATTAAGAACATTATTAATAACACGATTTGCAATCTGTGTAAGAGGGCTATTGCCACTTAGTATACCATTGCTACTATTTGCTGGATTAATAAAGCCACTATTAGGATTTACATTCACATAATTATTTGTTTGACCAACGCCATTATTGTTTTGCCAAGCTGTGGTTTGTGCTTGTGCTTTCTGTGCAAATGTGCTTGGATCAAGTCCAAGACTTATAGCGCAGCCTGCTACAACTTGATCATAGGTATAGATTACTCGACCTTGCACAAAACCAATCACTGCACTTGCCCATGCTATACGAGTTGCGGGATCACTTAGTGTTACAAAACTATTGCCATTGATACCTGTTAGGTTTTGAATATAACGTGCCATACTTACAACATTATTATCTGTAAGTGAAGAAGCTTGCAAATATTTTTGACAATATTGTGCGTTTGTCAAATATGTAGTTCCGCCATATGAGTCAAACAATGTCATAAGTGCAGCAATGCCATTTTCTGGTTTAGTATATACAGCAAGATTATTACAAAATCCAACAGCATACTTGTCGCTAGTAGCATATTGTAAATTGCCTGGATTGTTTTGTAATTCACCTACACTATTTTTTGCAGAACTTATAGTATTATTGTTAGTGCCAATTAAATTAGTTACATCAAAAGCTGCACCGCTTCCATAACTTACATTTTGTAGTAAACTTTGAGCAGAATAATTTTGACCACTATCAACATAATATGAAGGCGTGTATTGTGATATTATACTGCTTTGACCTGCAAAACTGCCTTGTGGTCCGCTATTGTAAGTGGTTGGTGGAATATTATTGGTCATAGCACCATAATATTGTTGTATATTAGTTCCACTGCCATAATTCGAACTTGCACCATATTTTCCACTGCCGCTTGGCAAACCCTGGCTGCTGCCGAATGTTGGTTGTGCTGCTGGATTTGCAGCAGCTTTGTGACCTGTCCATGGTTCTTTTGCAGGCATGCTACTAGGAGCTTGCGCAGGTGTTGCTTCCATTGCTTTAGTAGCATCTGCAGTATTAATTGTAGTACAACTGCCTTTTAAATCAATATGTCCATCACTTTTTACTTGTACACACATATCGCCTGTTAGGTATGTGTTTTTGCCTTTAAGGTGTAAACCCATTTTGCCAGTAACTTTTGTAATGCCGCTTGCTAATAAATTAATGTTTTTAGCATCTAGATTTATATTACTTTCAGCTTTAATATGTATATCGCCAGTGCCTTTTTCGCTATCGCCAGCATGTAATTTAATATCGCCTTTTGTTTCTAGCGAAATACCGCTTTGTGAACTTACATTTATAGCACTGCCACTATAAACATTAATATCGCCTTGACTACTAATTTCAACCCAAGCAGTGCCTTTACTATTAATAACATAGATAAAATCTTTGCTGTCATTCATCATAATCATATGACCTGCTGCAGTACGCATACGCATCATTTGACTATTGCCTTGCGAATCACCATCATCCATTACAAATGTATGACCACCTTTGCGTCCCTTTACGCCATATGCAGTACCGCCTGGATTATCTGGGTCTGGATAAGGCTGTGGATCATTAGCATCAATTGGTTTACCTGGCGTTGATATACCAAAAACTGCGCTTGGAGTTTCACGTTGACTACTACTGGTGCCTGGTCCACGATCAGGGTCTTTAAGCAGACCCTGTGTATCCCATGTTTTTTGTTGAATATCATGTGGCAGCTTTTTTAATTTATTTGGCGTGGCAAATACCGTTGGATCACTTTGGTCACCATAAAAATCAACTGCTGGCGCAGGACTTGAACCATCTACTGGCGCACTTATGCCAGGCACCATATGAGCATATGGAAATTCAGGTATACAAGCAAACCAATAACCACGCAGCGGATCACCATTAACAAAAGTACATAAAACTTTAACACCAATATCGGGTGGCACAAACCACATGCCATAACTATGTGGCGAGCCAGCATATCCGTCGCCATCACGATGGTTTGTTACGCCATAAAAAGGTGTAGAGTAACTAACTGTGCGCCAGCTTTTGTCATCAGTAGGATCGCCGCCTAGTTCTGTAATATAAACTTGTAATTTTCCACTGTATGTTGGATCATTATTTGCTTTAACAATGCCAACAAAAGGACCAGAATTTACACGAACGCCATCTGCACTTTCGTGTTTGCTCCACTTTGGTGCTTGTCTAAACTCTGGTGCGCCTAAATCTGCCATTGTTCTTCCTTATTATCTTTATGGTATTGGTGCAGCATCTTCACTAACGCCGCTATTTGCTGTGTTTGCTAATGTAGTCATAATACTTGGTGATGTTTGTTGTGGTTGTGCTGTTACTGTATTGTTTGCGGCTCCATCGGCATTTACGTTTTGCTTAGATGCTTCTGCAACAGGATTTGCGCTATTACCACTTGTTGCTGCTGAACCACTAACACTATCTGTACGACTTGATGACGAGCTTTTAACTATTTGATTACGTACACGATAGTTTTTTAATTTTTGCGTAAATTTACCGCTACTAAAGCTAGTAGTCACTGCAGAAACTTGAAATATTCCGCTAAACTGACTATATGTTAAATTACTGTTAAACAATCCGCTTACATCATCATAATCTTGATTTGGTGTAGCAAAGTAAAAGTTAAAATATGCTGGTTTCATAAAATTTATGCTGCCATTGGTGCCTGGCAAATATGGGCTTGCTCCAACGCCAGGTCCATATAGCGTTGAATCTTGGCTAATCCAGTCTGGATCGCCCACTATAGTAATATCAAGTTTAAACATATCGCCCATATTATCATATAGTTTTTCCATAAGATTTTGAACAGCAATAGTTTTATCATCAAGCGTAGTTGCACTTGTGTTTTGACGATTGGCAATACCACGTACATAATGATATTTTGGTTTAAAAAAACGGTTGTCAGTGCTTGCATCATAAGCACCCGTAAATGTACCGTCTGCTGTATTGCCTTGGTTACCAGGATTATCATTGCTTTGTTTTTGATTGCCTGGTTTTGCATTGCGTATTTCAAAGAAAGCTGCGTTATATTCAAGGTTAACATCTAGTACATCTTTATTAAGACCGCTATATGTATAAAGATACTGTTTTACAATTTCTTTTGGATCAACTGTTTTTTGTCCAAATCCAGGCGCATCATGCCCACTCATAACATATGGCGTTATATGATAGGTGACAGTTCGCTGATAAAATCCAGTTCCTTTGTCAATTGCACCAAATTTAATACTAGGTGTAATCTTCCAAGTATTAACGGTTTGACTATCTTGTCCACTGTTAGTATTTTGATCAGTCATATAACTGCTAATGCTTAATACACTGTTTATAAAATCAGTTATTTTTGTACCAGCTTGCGCATTAAATTTCTTTTTTGTTAAATCAATTGTAAGACTGCCAGTTGATGCTTGTTGTTTTACAGTTGCATCGCCAGGTTTTGCCATAGCTACGCTTTGCTCAGTAAATTTACCTACATCAGCAATAGTTGCCTGCAGCAAGGCTTGATCAAAAATAAAATTATACATATTAGGCAGTTCTTGACCAACTCGCTTACCACCAGCATCAGGCAAACACTTTTGTGCTTCTGCTAAATTAAGAGCATCAGCTAAACCTTTAGTAACTGTAGTATCGTTAGTTACTGGTGCTTGTTGCTGTGTTGTAGTTTGCAATTCTTGGTCAGCACTGTTTGCTCGCAGCGCAGTAGTTGTAGTTGTATAATTTTCTGCTACTGCGTTAAACAATTCAGCTATAGTAGATGCTTGAATTTCAACATGGAATGGTATTTGATTGTCTAGCACAGTCGAACCAAGACTATGCACAGGTATTGCATCAACAGTATAACGACCGCCGCTGGCAGTAATTTTCATTTTCATTTTTGTAAATGTAAATGGTATATATTTTGTTGTGCCTTTAATTTTTTGCGGTTTTCCTAAATCATCATATCCATAAAAATCAATTACCATAACAAAGAAAGTATTGCTCCAATTTGCATTATTGCCATTTATTGCTACTGCAACTTGTTGCAATCTGCCTAGAAAATTATTTGTATATGGCTCAATAACTTCAAATTTAATACGAACCACATCAGTACCACGAGTTCTATTATCATTTCCAACAATTGTTTCTAATTCAACATTATCAATGCCTAAATCTGTAGGAAAATATGTTCTGCTTGCGCCGCCGCTTGCGCCTGCACCGCCATCACTTAGCACAAAATAACCGCCTTGTATTAGTGCGTTTTCATTACCCGGCGCTAATCCGCTATTGTAAGTTATATTGATATTGTCGGTTGGTACTGCATATATAGATATCTTATATGTATGGTTTACATAATCATGTAGCGGATTTCCTTTTGATGAAGGAAATTGATTAGTAGCGTTGCCGTTTTCACTTGCTCCACCTGCAGTTCCACCCGCAGTAGATGCGCTTGTGCCACCAGTTGCTTTGCCGCTGCTTGTAGTGCTAGCACTGCTTTGTGACATATTATCTTCACCTGGTTTTCCAGTTGATGGAACATTATTTTGATTAGTTGAAGTTTGGTCACTATAAACTTGTTGGTTATTTGAATTTGTAGTTACAAGTGCATTATTGGTGCCACTTGCACCAGCGGCATCTTCAACTGCGCCACCATTATTTGCGTTAGTGACTTGGCTTGGCGTAATTTGCGTATCATTGTTTGTAGTTAAGGTTTGTGCAAGTTCTGCTTGTTGACGAGCACTAGCCGTGCCATTATTATTTGATTGTGCAACATTATTTGTATTTTCTGCAGCACTTTGAGCTTGTTGTTGAGCTAATTCTGCTTGCTGACGAGTGCTTGCAGTTGCAACTGCAGTTTCTTGGGCTGCAACCTGTGCAGCACTAGCTTGCGCAATAGGATTACTTTCTTGTTGTGTGATAGGAGTACCCAACTGGCTATTTGCAGAAGTAGCGGCATCCATAGCTACTTGACCTGGATTTAACTGCGGTGTGTTTTGTATAACAGGATTGCCACTATTGGCTGCTGTAATTGGTTCTGTAACTGTTGCTACTTGCGTATTATTTGAATCTACTTGTGCTTGTAGCGCAGCAACACGTGCTTGTGCAGCAGCAAGAGCACTTTGCGCATTCGCTGCATCTTCTGCTGAACCACTATTCAGTGCTTGTTGTTGTGCATCTTGTGCAGCCATAGCAGCAGCTTGTGCATCTGCTACTTGTTGAATTGTAACGCTGTTAGTATCGCTTATGGCAGCAGCATTAAATCCATTATTAGTAAGCAAGGGTTCACCGCTATAACCACTGCTACGATCAGGAGTGTAATTACCGCTTTCGCCTACTATAAAAAAACTATCAGGCGTAACATTTACATTTAAACCTTGTGATTGATTTAATTGCTGAATGCCAGCATCTAGTGCAGGATATGCTCCACTGTTTAGTATAGCTGCTTTTTGTTGATTAGCTTCACTTATAGTAGGGCTGTTGCCGCTTGCTATTTGTTGCTTATACCATGTATTATACTGATTTTGTGCAGCAGTTAATTGTTGTGTAGGACTTAAAGTTGTTGGCATTTTAAGTTCCTAATGCGCTTTGCAATGTATCCTTTGTAGGAATATAAATGAGTGTCCCAGAGGTAAAATTCCATAAGGGGTCAAGCAGTGTATTTGGATTGCGTACTGCAAATACCCACCACAAATCACTATTACCATATAAATCAAATGCTAGCAAGTCTGGTCTTAGATTATAGTTTACTGGAATAGGCAGCAGCACATCATCTGCAAGTTTTGGTATTGAACGAAAACTTAATAAATCTAAAAATTTACTGTTATCAAAAAGCGGAGTTCCATAATATGGACTGCCTTGATTATAAGTTACGCTTCCTATAGCCATTATAGCCAACCTCCAGCACGAGTACGACTGCTCATTGCTCCAGTTATAAGTTGACCTTTGCTAAACTTTTCTAGTCCAAAATTATTAGAAATAGCGTTGCGGCTATATGTTGGCAACATAGATAGATTAACTGTAAGTGACGTAGGAACTTTTTGTTTTTGGGTATTAATAGTGCAACTTATATAATCAACTTCATTTGGTAGTTGATAATCAAATCCAGTAATAACAACAGGAATATGATCAAATGAGTATGGTCCATACGCATCCAAATATAAAACTGGTGGTGGAGTGCCAGCAAGCTGATCTTGCCCATAAAACATTTTAGTTACGGTTCTAAAAAAATGCATCATAGCAACCATATATTCTGCTTCTGCTGGATAATTTGCAGTAAACAAACCACTTATTGTGATATTATCAACCTGACTATGTTGATACTGTGGCGTAACATAATTGGTATGAACAAGTGCCATAGGATCATAACTTGCTTTATGCGAAACTTGTATGGTAGGAGTGTATGGAAATAGGACTCCGCCTAAATCTGCCAGAGGGTTAAATATAATACTTTGACCAATAAATTTACCTGTTTGATCATAAATTATAACACGATCTTCGCTGTCTTCTTTAAATGCTGTTGCACTTGCTCCACTTACTGGCTGTAGTAAACTTTCAGCGGTGCCGCCTTCGGCAACTCCACTGCCACTTAATCTGCCATTTGTTGGATCATAACCGCCGCTAGATGGATAATATCCTGTGCTAGTAGTGTTACCCGTTAAACCATTTACTAATCCATTGATACCAGCATTGATAGCAGTATTAACTAGCTGTGTTTTTAAACTTTGTATTCCAAAATTATTAAGATTATTAATACCATAGTTTGCGTAACTTTGAGCAGGTAAACTATAACCAACTGTGCCAGGCGCTGGATTTTGTGAATTATAACCAGTATACGCTGCAATATTATTGTTTATCCCGTTTCCTTGCGGAACAGCTTGGCTTGGATTATAGAACGTAGGCTGCGTTTGATTAGCTGCTGGTGTTCTTGTATAGTATTGATTGGGTTGATAAGTAAAATTAACCATGGTGACCTTAATAAAAATATTTATTAATTTAAAATAGTAGTATATAATACTAGGATGAAAATGAAACGCACACCTTATCTCACAAACAAAGATTTACTTAAAGAAATAGCACGTAGCAAAAATACATTTTGTTCATTCTTGTTGCCTGAAGATCAAGTTTATGATTTGATACTGCCTAGCCTATCAAAAATTAATCAGCGAACTCTAGCAGAAGCAAAGCGAGCCAGAGCAGACCGATTAGCTAAACAAGCATGGGAAGCAAGCACTGCAGCAGGCATTAAAAGTAAGTTAGATAGCCATGCAGTAGATTGGCACAAGATTCAAAAAACTGATGTAGTATTCAGAATTACTACATGGGATCATATTCCACTTGCACCAGGTCGCAAGAAAACGCCAAAGAGCAGCGCAGACCACCATGTAAAGGTTAATTTTCCACCATTCCAACACTATCGTTATGATGAAAACGACAATCTTATTTGTTGTGCTAAATCGCATTGGGAAGGCGGTATTACTAATGGTTGGTTTAATAAAGACCATGGCAAGATGACTTCTAACCTAGCACGTATGTTTATTAAACTGTGTGAACGTTATGGTTCAAAAGGCAATTGGCGCGGTTATACATATAATGATGAGATGCGTTCTCAGGCGCTGCTACAACTATCACAGGTAGGGCTACAATTTGACGAAAGCAAATCTAATAATCCTTTTGCTTATTATACTGCTACTATCACCAATAGCTTTACTAGAGTTCTTAACGTTGAGAAACGGAACCAACACCTTCGTGACGATATCCTTGAAGCGAACGGATTGAATCCTAGTTACACTCGCCAAACTGATAATGCTATTCGAGGTGGCGTCAGTAGTGGTATAGATGGCGTGGAGTAAATATTTTCATGAGCAGCAATGGCGCTACAAATAGCGATACGTTTTGTTCGCTTGCTCATTTTGGGTTGTTTAATGAAAATCCATACAAAACTTTATCTAGCTGCTGCGCAATTGATACTAATAACTCGCAATTTGCAAATAAAAAAAATTATAATTTACAAGATGATACATTTGAAGACTGGTATAATAGTGAATACCAACGATATCTTAGAAGTGCGCTAGACAACAATATTAAATTGCCTGAGTGCAATATATGTTGGCACAAAGAAGAAACTGGCTTTACAAGTCTAAGACAGGTTGCAAATAACGATATTACCAATGATATACAAAAAAATGATACATGGTTAAAATTATATTTTTCAAAAAATAATAAACCTATGATTATTCATGCTGATATTAAACTAAGCAACCTTTGTAACTATGGTTGTGTAATGTGTAGTCCGCATGATAGTTCTAAAATTTATTCAAAATGGATACTAGACCAATCTAGCGAATTTGTTAAAGATAAACTTGCGATAGAATCAAATTACTTTGAAAAAATACATAATGATGTTATTAAACCAGATTATGATTTTTTACGGAAAATATTAAACTTTCCGCTTAAAGTATTATCAATAACTGGTGGCGAACCACTGTTAGATAACAAACTAATAGAAATATTATCTACTCTTGATCTCGCTAAACAAAAGAAAATAACACTAGTGTTTGTTACAAATGGCAGTATTGATTTATTAAAAACCTATGGCAGATTGAAAAATTTTAAAAGTGTTACTTTTGTTGTAAGTTTAGAAAGTACAGGCGCAATTCAAAACTATATTAGAAAATATAGTAAATGGGATTATATTTCTAAAAATATAAACACTGCACTAGCACACGGAATTAAAATTCAAATTCATACTGTTATTCAAGCACTATCATTACAAAACTTGCATGAATTAGTTGTGTGGTGCAAAGAACACGGCATTAAACAAGAAGTTACAACACTAGTTGATCCCCATTATCTTTCTATAAACATATTACCACAAGCAATTATAGATGAATCGCTTGCAAAATTACACAAAATTGGCGAAATAGATTTAATAAATTATATTAATAAATCTTATAAAGATGAAACTGTACTTTATCCAAAATTTCTTAGATATATTAAATGGTATGAAAACGACAGCGATCTTAAGTTAGTAGACATATTGCCTAATTTGCAATAAAAATGTTGACAGCGGCATAAAACCATACTATATTACATATATGTCCAACTTATTCCGCAAAGCAGCTATATTCACCGACCTACACTTAGGTTATAAAAGCAACTCCGCACAGTTTCTTGCAGACTGCGAGAACTATATGACATGGTTTATTGATCTTGTAAAGAGTGAGAATTGTGATACTGTCCTCTTTCTTGGCGATTTTCATGATACACGCAACTCACTAAACATTAATACAATGGAAGTGAGCCTACGGTCACTTGAGCGTCTTAATGATCTTGGGTTGCGTGTTATCTTTATTCCAGGCAATCATGACCTATATCACAAAGACCGTCGCACCATTACAAGTGTGCGCTATATTCAAAAGTTTAAAAACATTGAACTGATTGAAAACCAACATACCGAAGGTGATGTTACTTTTGTGCCATGGTTGATTGGCGAAGAATACAAGAGTATGCGTAAAATCAAGTCAAAGTATGTTATGGGACACTTTGAATTGCCAAGTTTCCTTATGAATGCTAAGGTAGAAATGCCAGATCATGGCGGTTTAAAGGCAGATGACTTGCGTGGCGTAGATACTGTATTCACTGGACATTTTCATAAACGACAGATTAAAAACAATGTTCACTATATTGGCAATGCCTTTCCGCATAATTATGCGGATGCGTGGGATGACGAGCGTGGCGCAGTGATAATTAACTGGGGTGCGGACCCACAGTATCACAATTGGACAAGCGCGCCTCGTTATCGCACGTTAAATCTTATTCAAATGCTAGAATCGCCAGAAGAACACTTAGATAGTCGAACTTATGCTCGTGTTCAATTAGATGTAAGTATTTCATATGAAGAAGCAAACTTTATTAAAGAAGAAATGCAAAAAACATATGGAGTTCGTGAACTTAGTCTTATTCAACATCGTGGAGAAACTCTTACTGAAAATGCCATTGGCGATACAGCATTTGAAAGCGTTGATCAAATTGTGCTAAGCCAAATTAGTAATCTTGATACACAGCACTATGATACACAGTTGCTTATGGAAATTTACAATAGTTTATGAAATATAATATAAGTGCCAATACCTTAATTAAACCACAAGATATTAAGAATTACAGTCCAGTATTGCTACATTATGTTGGCGGTACTTTTGGAAACTTTGTATATAGAATGATGCACAGACATATTAGCGGCTTGCCTACTATACACGATGATTTTTCGTTTACAAATGGCAGTAGTCATCCAATTTATGATGCGCAGTATGCTGATGATTTAGGTCCACTAGCTTACAAGCAAGATTTAAAAATAGACAAAACTATATCTTGCAATTTATTGGTACTTAAAAAACACGGATTGCCGCAATTAAATTGTCAAACTTTTTGGCTTACTAAACAAGCATATTATAATATTAAATTAAAAGTTCCTAATAAAAGTGCTTATTTGTTTGCTATGATACAAAATATTTTAAAAATTTATGATAATTCACTTATTATAGAAACTGACTATTGGGAATTAGATTGGATAATTAAAAATAACTTTGAAAAACAAGATTATCTAGAAACTGTTCTTGGAAAATCAATAAATGCACTGCATAGTTCGTGGTATCACGATGTAAACGATGAAAAAACATATACATTTGATTTTACTGATATTCTACATGTAGATAAATTATACAATCATTTAGAGAGTATAGCGCATAATTTAAATCAAGAAATGAGTAAGTCTAAACGTGACTTTTATGATGATCATGCAATATTTTTAAAAAACCAAACTTTCTTAGATTCTTATTATAGATTTATTAACCAAGAACACGATACATCCATACTATTAGATGCGTTAATGAAAAAATTTGCACAATAATATTGAACTTAACCATAAAAAAAGATAGAATATAACAATGCTAAAAATCAATTCGTTAACAGTAAAGAATTTCATGAGTGTGGGCAATGCGACCCAAGCCGTGAATTTTGACCGTAGTGACCTAACCTTGGTGTTAGGTGAAAATTTAGATTTAGGAGGTGATGACACTGGTGCTAGAAATGGCACGGGTAAAACCACAATCATCAACGCCTTGAGTTATGGTCTCTACGGTCAGGCGTTAACAAACATCAAAAAAGATAATCTTATTAATAAAACCAATGGCAAAGGCATGTTGGTTACTGTTGATTTTGAAGCTGGCGGTCGTCAATATCGCATTGAACGCGGTCGTCGCCCTAATATCACTAAGTTATACATTGATGGCACTGAGCAAAACGACTATACAGATGATAGTCAAGGCGATAGCCGTGAAACACAGGGCGATATTGAACGGTTACTAGGCATGAGTGTAGACATGTTTCGTCATGTCGTAGCACTTAATACCTATACAGAACCATTCTTAAGTATGCGAGCCAATGATCAACGTCAGATTATTGAACAATTACTTGGTATTACTATTCTTAGTGAAAAAGCAGATCATCTTAAGAATCAGATCAAAACTACTAAAGATATGATCGGTGAAGAAAAAATTCGTATTAAGGCAGTACAAGATGCTAATGTGCGCATTGGGGAGCAGATTGATAATTTAAAGAAACGCCAGAAACTTTGGCAAACAAAACACGATGAAGATTGTAACAAGATTGAACGCAATCTTATATCACTTAGCGAGATTGATATTGATGCGGAAATTGCCAATCATCGGCTCCGTGAACAGTTTCTAGCTAACAAGAAACTAGAAGACCAGTTGCGAGGCATTGAAACCCGTCAAAAGATGTGGGAAAAAAAGCAGCTTGATGAGTGTGATGCAATTAAACTGCAAATTGCAAATCTATCTAGCATTGATATTGACGCAGAAATTGCGATTCATCGTGATATTGCAGATTATGATGATAAAGCAAAACGCCGTGATGAGGCAAAACGTTGGATTGCATCTATTGATGCTGCCAATGCCAAAGAAGAAAAAACACAAGCCAAGTTAAAGAAAGAGATTGAAGACCTTAAAAACCACAAGTGTTATGCGTGTGGTAGCGAACTGCATGATGATAATCAAGCAGATATCCTTGCGGCAAAGGAAGCAGCATTGCGTGAAAGCGCATTGCAGTTTATTGCAAGTGAAGGTCAGCGAATGGACCATTATACTACCCTTAAGGAAATTGGTGAACTAACACCACCACCAAAACCATATTACAAAACGCTTGAAGCGGCATTAAACCATCGCAATACTCTTGAGAACATGACGGTTACTCTTGAAAGCCGTATGCTTGAAAAGAGTCCGTTCAGTGAACAAATCATTGAACTTGCTACTGAGTTAGGTGACAGAGAGTGGATTGCTGAGAGTCAACTTGGTTCTCTGCATTATGATACCATTGAAGATGCATTAAACCATCGCAATACACTAGAACAATTAGCAAGCGCATTACTTGATAAACAAGGTGAAAACGATCCATATACTGACCAAATTAGTGACATGGAAACAAATGCGGTTATTGAAATTACATGGGATACGATTAATAATCTTACACAAATGCAAGAGCATCAAGAGTTTCTACTTAAAATGCTTGTAAGTAAAGATAGTTTCGTGCGTAAGCGTATTATTGATCAGAACCTTGCTTATCTTAATAGTCGTCTTGGTAGTTACCTAAGTGCCATTGGATTGCCACATGAAGTTAAGTTTATTAATGATTTAAGTGTAGAAATCACTGAACTTGGTCGTGATCTTGATTTTGATAATCTATCTCGTGGTGAACGCAATCGTCTTATTCTGTCATTGTCTTGGGCTTTCCGTGATGTATGGGAAAATCTATACCAACATATCAATCTGTTGTTTATTGATGAATTGATTGATAGTGGCATGGATAGCAGTGGTGTTGAAAATGCGCTAGGTATTCTTAAACGCATGGGGCGTGAACGTAACAAGAGTATATTCCTTGTATCCCACAAAGATGAGTTAACTAGCCGTGTAAATAGTATCCTTACTGTAACAAAAGAAAACGGATTTACCAGTTACAGCGATGATGTGGAAACTGTATGACAAGCGCAAGCAAAAACAAAGGCAATAGTTGGGAACGAGCAGTTGCTAAAGACTTAACAAATTTATATGGAGAAACGTTTATTCGTGCGCCAGGCAGTGGCGCATATGTAGGCGGAACCAACACTAAACGCAAGCAATTCTTGCACGAAGGGCAAATTCGTTCATTTAAAGGCGACATTATACCTGGTCAAAGCTTTCCTAAGTTTAATTGTGAATGCAAAAGTTATGGCGATTTTGCATTTCATCAATTGTTTAGTGGTGAATGCAAACAGTTAAATGTGTGGTTAGACCAGTTGCTAGATGCTAGTGATGATGGTGATTTCAATATTCTTATTATGAAATTTAACCGCAAAGGCAAGTTTGTAGCAGTTGAATTTGACCAATATTATGATCATCCGTTATTTGTAGAATATCATATGTTATATACCTATAAAGATATTCGTTGGGCAATCATGGATTATGATCGTTTTTGGACATTGAATAAAAATTTTGTAGAATTGGCATGCGCATGAAAGCTATAGTTATTGGCGGTACTTCTGGTATTGGTAAAAAAATTTCAGAAGTTTTAATAAAAAATAACATTGAAACAACAGTTGTTGGAAGAGAAACGTTTAATATAAACACAATCACTTATGAAGTAGATTTATCACAATATGATTATTTTATTATGTGCGCTGGCATTGATCCTAATGGACTTACGCCTTTTATTGAAAAATCATGGGAAGATATTGAACTTACATTGAACACGAATCTAATAAATCAAATTAAATTTACTCACCGTTGGTTGTCACAACGTCAAAATCAATGGAGTAAAGCAATATTTGTTGGCAGTGTGCATAACGTTGATAGAATAATGAATAATCATTTAATATATGGATTAACAAGGCACTCACAAAAAATATTTGTTGATGCGCTTCGTAGGGAAATTAATAATTCATTAATAGGATTAACTTTGTTAAGAGTTGGCAAAACAAAAACTAATTTTAATAAAAATAGATTAGGTGAGCGTTGGACACAAGAAGCGGATGATACATTTTATGGTACGCCACATGTGACCGTTAAAGATTTAGAAAATCAAATATCTTATATTATTCAAGATAAAAAACACTATATTCAAGAAATTGTTATCGCTGCAAATCCAACATAAATAAATTTGGAGCAAGGCCGCAAGACCTCGGATAACCACAGTGACGCCAAGAGTAGATACTCTTTTACTATTTGTGATACAAATAGAACGCCACCCGTAGCAAAAAAATGCAAGCTCCTTTCCAAATATATTGTAATATTCAATATATTCTGTTACTTTTAGGAAAGGAGAAAAAATCTATGATTAACAGAATCAAAAATATTTTATACATTTTAGCATTTATGCTTACAGCAGCAACAGGCGCAAATGCTAATACTCTTCTGCGCGTAAACCATATGACAAAATATGCTAGCAGTGTTCCTTTGCTGTATAAAATTACTGAATTACTTCCAAAATACGCAGCAGCAGAAGGAATTAATGATCTAAAAATTGAGTATGTTGATGTATTACCAGCAACGATAGCTAATGAAATGATGTTAGCTGGCAAGATTGATTTAATTTATGGTGGTATCAATGGTTTTGGTATTCTTTTTGACAAAGACCCAAATTTAGTTCGACTAGTAGCTGGTGCTGAAGAGTATGACCAGTGGATGGTATGTAATAATTTACAAATTAAGACTCTTGCTGACATTAAACCAGAGCATCGAATTGCTATGCAAGGTTTGAATAGTGGCGAACACATGCAGCTACGTCAGTATTCTGCTGCAAAATTTGGGGATAAAGAATATGATAAATTTACATCAAATATTATTGCCATGCCAAGAGATCAAGCAGTTGCACAACTTACAAAAGATAAACCTGAAATAGATTGTGCTATTGTAGGTGTACCGTGGCAAAATATTGCTGTAAGCAAAGGTGCCAAAGTAGTAGCACATGTTGAAGACCCAAATAAAACCGTTGGTGTTCTTAATGTTATTTATAGTACTAAAAAGTGGCTTGATGAAAATCCAAAACTAGCACGTGCATGGATAGCTGCTCAAAAAGAAGCTATACAGTTATGGGAAAAAAATCCCGAACCTATGGTAAAAGTATTCATGGAGCGAGATGAAGTTACCTCACCTACACTTGAAGAAATATTACAACAAAAGAAAGAAAATAAGGATGTTTATCAGTACAAACCCGATAGCGGTCTAAAATATCTAGATTTCATGTATCGTGTTGGTATTTTAAGTGGGGGTGGAAAAGGAAAAACTGTACATGACATACTTTGGGATGAAAGTTTAGTAAAATAATGTTATATTGTGAAGGTGTTCAAGTTTCATACGGAAAAAGTAAGTTATTCCCACCCTTAAGTTTTACGGTAAAACCTGGCACCTGCACAGTAATAATGGGTCGTAGTGGCATTGGTAAAAGCAGTTTATTACATGCTATCTGCGGCTCATTAGAATATAGTGGTAAAATTGAGTGTAATAAAACTTTTAATGTTTTTCAAGATAATAATCAGTTATTTCCTTGGTATACAATAAAAAAAAATCTTGATTTAGTATGCCAATACTCATACGATGATATTGTTGTTGATTGGAATTTAAAAAATTTGCTAGATTCTAAACCTTTAAATTTAAGTGGCGGACAGCGCCAAAGATTTACACTTATAAGGGCCATATGTAGTGGTGCAAATGTATTGCTGTGTGATGAACCATGCAGTGCACTTGATATGTATACTGGTAACAATGTTATAAAAGATTTTAAAAGAATATTGGTTAATCGTAACTTAAGTTGTTTATGGATAACACACAACCCGATTGAAGCTATTGAAATAGGCGATACTGTGTTAAACTTAACAACAAACGGTATATTAGATATTACAGGCGAAAGAGATGTCACAAAATTCTTTATGGAATAATATAGTTGCAATATGTATATTATTTGCAATTTGGCAATTTTTAAGCATGTATATTAGTGTATCGCTTATACTGCCTGATGTTTATAGCGTAATATCAGCACTAATAGGATTATTTTGCACTATTAAATTTTGGAACAGCTTTGCACATACAATAATAACTCTTTTAGGCGGTTATATAATCGGATTATTCCTAACCTTTAGTATAGTAGTTATTATTATTAAAAATATATTTTTACAAAGATTATTTGAAAAATATAGTACTATTTTTATGCCTATGCCTAGTTTTGTAGTATTACCTTTTATTAGTTTATTTTTTGGACTAAGTTTAACTACAGTTTATATTATGATAGTATGGAGTGTATTGTGGATTAGTGGCATACAGATATTGCGAGCAATTCAAAATGTAAGCCGTCTATGGGAACCACACGTTAAAAACATTGGTTGGAGTTTTGGATTTGCGTTAAGACATGTATATTTGCCTGCGGCAATATCAAATATTATTGGCATTATAAGCACGAGTTGGGCTAATAGCTGGCGTATACTCATCAGTATTGAAACAGTATTTGGCAGTATAGGTGGTTATTTTGGATTAGGTAGTTATATCATGGATACAAAAAGTAAACTAGATGTAGACCAGATGTATGCTACATTATTTGTTATTGCAACCAGTGGTGTTATTATTGATAATATTTTAAAATATTATAAAAACAAATATAGTTATTAAGGGAAAAAACATGTATGATTGGTATTATAAATTTGTTGACTTGCCACATATACCGCAAGATATTATAGATGAAGCATATATTTCTATAGAAAAGTGGGATACTGATAAAAAATTTTGGTGGTGGCCAAAAAGCGCAAAAGAAGTGGATATTGTAAATGGTTTGAAAAAAAACAGTGTGGGATTTATACAGTTTAATGTATCAAATCGTGTAACTGATTGGTTTCTAGAAAATATAACAGAAAAAGGTCACAACAATATTAAGATAGTAAGCAACACTGATGGAGACCACAAAGGCGCACACACTGACAAAACACGAGATTATGTGTTAATTTATTTGTTAGAAAGTGGTAGCAAAACACCACCAAAAACTATTTGGTATAATGAAATAAATCAACCTTCAGTTAGAGAACGAAAAACACGATGTAATGACTATGAACTGCTTACTGAAATATCAAGTGTAACTATACCTTTGCGTAAATGGATTGTATTAAACTCTAGAATTCTACACGGAATTGACCAACTTACATCTAAACGAATATCATTTCATATTGGATTAGAACACCCATTTAAACTTAAAGGCGAATTTATAAAGGATACAAGCAATGCATAATTGGTATTATAAGATATTAGACCATCTACCAGCCGTTCCACAAGAACTTATTGATAAGGCATATAATAGTATTGACACACAGTTAGATAGTATGCCATCTGGTCATTGGAATAAAATTTCAACTATTAAAATTCTAGTAGATGGTGTAGAAAAAACCAATGCGCCCATGCTTGCATATAGTTTAAATAACGAGATGCAGAGTTGGGTACACGAAAATATAACTGACCGTGATATTACTAATGTGCGTATCTCGGTCAGTAACAGCGACGAAACCAAGGATACAAATGGCGCACATTGTGATTTAAGCCGTGATTATGCACTGATATACCTATTAGAAAACGGTGGACCTAACCATAAAACAGTGTTTTATAAGGAAAGAGATAAACTTTTATGGCGCAATAAAGGCGAACGCTGTGATGATTATAGCTTATTAGAAGAAATAGATAGCATTGCTATACCGCTTAAAACATGGGTGCTGCTTACTACAACTGTGCTGCATGGTGTTGTTAATATACCAAAGCAACGTGTTGCTATACAAGTAGGGTTAACTAATTGCAAGAGTTTAGGTATTAATGACTGATTTTAAGCCACAGTTCAACAGCGATTCATATTTTGTTGTAGATAACGATAAAATATTTTATAGCAAGCTGCGTGCTATTGAAGCTGTAGGTGGTGATATGTCACGCATACACTTTAGTTGGATGGAGGATCTATGGTCAACAGTAGATTGGACCATAGAACCACAGGTATCATGGAATGAACTATTACGCATACGGTGTCAACAAATACGTGACAAATATGATTATGTAGCATTATGGTATAGCAGTGGATATGATAGTCACACAATATTGCGCAGTTTTGTAGATAATAATATATTATTAGATGAGTTATTGATATTTGACCGTAGTGAATTTTTTACTGATCCAGAAGTAGAAATAGCATTAAACCATGCAAAATATATTAAACAAACATATTATCCACATTTAAAAATAAATTTAGTGCATGTAAGTCACAAGTCATTGAGTAATTACTATCTAAGACATGGTTCTGATTGGATATATCACACAGGTGGTGTACTAAAATTAGGCAAAACTACGCGCTATTTTTGCACAATGGAACTGCCAGAGTTTATGGAATCTATTGCTGAAATCAATCGTGGTGATATAATGGGAATTGATAAACCTAAAGTATTGCTACGAGACAATTGTTGGTATGCTTTTTGCACCGATGGTAATCTTTGTGACTATGCTGGTAGTAAACAAGAAAATTTTTACTGGAGTCCACAGCTACCAGAATTGCACTTAAAACAAGTTCATATGGTTATATCATGGTTTGAATCACTGCATAACTTAACAGAGGATTTAGTGCATGATGTGCAAGGTCGAAATCGTACCATTAATAAAGAATTACACGAACTTTATTATAAACCATGGAATATAGGTATGGGACGGTTGCCAATGTATTATAGTCATGAATATAGTCGTAATGGCAATCATAAGTTGTATAGTCATATGAACAGTGAATACTCACCTGATTTTCTTTCTTACTATAATCATATAAAAAATAGTGACAATAAAATTTTTAAAATATATAATGATAGCTTATTGCAGGCACGTAGATACGATACACCTGAAACAGGACAACTTGTAGAAAAAACTCTTTTGAGCAAACAATATTATATTCGACCTAGATTTTTTTAGCTATATAATATTAACAGGCAGATATAAATTATTTAAGGCATCTCAGGCACCATAGTCCCTCTTATCAGAATCTATTTGAAGGTTGTCAGCACCCCGACATTGCTGTATGGACAACGTTTGGCTAACGATAGGCTAAACGATGAGGCTCTGAGAAAAAGCAACCTCAACTTACATATGTTCGCTAACAAGGGTATATGTAGGGTCCGTTGGTTATAATCTACAGGATGCAAAGGGGTACCGGCTAACCGCCCCACTTGGTAACAAGTTCCGTTTGTTAGTGTCTATTTGATGGCTCAAATGAAGCGTCACAGACATAGATTTCCTGCTTAAGGAAATCTATGTCTAAAATCTGGTCTAAATGAAACTGTAAAGAATTAATTATAATAATATTATTAAGAGCGAAGCGAAAGGTGAGTGAGCGACAGCGAACGAACTGATAGGCGAAGCCTATCACATATATTAGAAGTAATTAAGACCTGTCTTCTTGGTAGTTTCCATGTGTTCTTCTACCATTTTAGCAATAAGGTTTCGCTCAGTAATACTCATATTCATGGCTTCATCATACGTTACCCCACCACGCATGTGCCAACACATTTGAAGAATATTAGATTTTATCTTCTTAACATCACCTTCATATTGCTCCACTAACGCCATGACTTCATCATGGGTGAGGTTTACGATAGTGGCTCGAAAAAATTTCCATAATCAAACGTGATACCAACGTTATATTCATTTTCACAAGATTCGCATACTACTCTTGATGTTTTCATTTTTATTTGTTCAGCAAATTGCCCCAGTGCTTTTTGAACAGATTTAATAATTTTGTTATTGGCGTTAGCATAAAATTCTTGTATATGTTCACGATTAGTTACTATCATGCCATCTTCAAGAGTAATGCTTTCGGTAGAATTACTCAATAGTGTATTACTAACATTTACTATATTCTGTAGATGAACATCAAATGTTGTTTTGCGTGTTTCTACATCAATAGAATCATCTGCAATTACTTGCATAAGTTTCTGTTCTTCAAAGTCAATGATATTATTCTTGTTACTTTGCAAATAATTTTGTGGTTTAAATTTAAAAGTTAACCCTTCAATTTCAAATGTTTCGTTATAATTTGGACTTCTAATCTGCATTAATACAGGTCCAAGGTTTAATTGGTGGCGACTTTCTGCTCCACAACTTGGACATTTTGATTCCATATCCATACTATCGCCGTATGTTGCTATTCTTATAGCGATTAATATTGCATCAACATCAACAGTTGGTATACTCCATGCATTTGTAATTTGCGGTACACAGCTTTCAATAACACTTACTACACCTTGTCCGTTCATTAGAGCATCTGGTGTTCGTAACATGATCTCATCCTTAGCTGTCATAGGCATTACCCCTACTTCGCCAGTTGCTGATAAGTTAAGGCTACCTGCTGCCCAATATTTTCCTCCGCTTGGAAGTTTTAAGAAAATTGATGGTTGGCGAAAATGTGCTGATAGTGGATTAGAATTTTGCATTTTTTTGAATCCATAAATAATTGATAGACTATTTATATAGTGTACTATTATTTAGAAGAGTAAAAAATGGCTGATCCAAATGTTTTTAGTGACAAAGACCTTGAAGATATCAAGGAAAGATTATTAAAAATAAACCAAACCTATGGTGTACTTGACAAATCTTTGCTGCAGCTAGATAATGCAATAAAAAGTGGAACAGAAAATCAACGTACTGCGTTTGGTTTATATAAACAACAAGATATACTGCGTAGTCGCATACAAAAAGGTGTTAACGAAGAATTACATCATTATACTGAGGGACTTAAAACAGGCAGCGTAGATTTTATTGAAGTTCGTGCTAAATTAAATGAAATGCGTGATGAAGCACTCAAAGTTGCTGGAGATAACAAAGAATTACGATCAAAGATTGAACAAGATTTTAAATTACGTGAAAGCGGTTTACGTTTACAAAATGCATATAATCAAACATTGGGCAAAGCAATAGGAGTTGCTAGCACTGTTGTTGGTGGATTAGTTTCATCATATCAGAATAGCACAAGTGGTTTAGAAGCTGCATTAAACAATGCTAAAGTTGGTTTAGATTTATTAGTATTAGGTGCAAAGGGTGTTGCTGGTTTATTTAAAGGTATACCAGTAGTTGGCGAAGGTATTAGCAAAGCGGCTGATGCTGTTAGTGAATCTGCACAAAAACTTATGCCAATTCTTAATGCAGAAGTTAAAAAACTAGCAGATTCATTTAAAACAGCAAGCAATGCAGGATTAATTTTTGCTGATGGTATAAGTGGATTAAAAAATGCTGCATTAGATGCAGGGTTGCCAATGGGTACATTTGCGGATGCTATTAAACAAAATAGCGAAGCAGTATCTATATTTGGTGGCAACGTCACTGCTGGTGCTAGAAAAATAGGACAAGTAACTAAACTCATAGATACTGAATCACTGCAGAAACTTGGATATACCTTAGATGAAATACCAGGTTTAATTGCACAAACTGGTGCTCGTTTACGTCGTAGTGGCATAACAGGTGATGCAGAAGTTGCAAGAGCAACTATGGACTATGCAAAGAATTTGCGTGTAATTGCAGATTTAACTGGCAAAGACGCTAAAACTTTAATGGATAAGCAAGATGTAGCAGAGCAAGACCTGGCTTATCAACAATTTTTAGCAGATAAAACACCAGAGCAAGCTAACGCTATTCGTCAACAAATGATGGCATTGCCTGAATCAGTGCAAGCAATGGCTAAAGAAATGATGATTAGTGGCGGTCAACTTACAAGTGATACTACCAATCTTACTGCTCAACAAATTCCTGCTTATAAAGCAATGGCAGATGCAGCATATGCTGCGGCAAATAGCGGAACAGCAAGCGCACAGATGGGATTAAAGATTCTACAGGATAACGCTGCTGCGGCTGAATCGCAAACACGTAGCATTAAAGATTTTGCTCTTGCTGCCAGCGTTTTAGGCGATGGGTTAAAACCAGTTGCTGATGGTATTGCAGCGGATCGTGCACTGTTATTGCGAGTATTGGACCCAACTAAACTTAATCAGATGATGAGTGATATTGAAAATGCTGGCAAAACAAAAGACCCAGATACAGTAAAGTTAGCCGAACTAGAACGCATTGGTATGGCAAATCAAGTTAGAATGCAAGATGCTATTGTAAATTCACTTGGTGATTATATGAACGTATTGATTAAATTAAACAAGGTTACCGAACTTGCAGTTCAAGGTTTTTCTGCAACTGCTAAGGCAGTTATGGGAAATGGTGAGCAATTTACTGATTTACAAAAAAATATAGCAAAAACAGCAGCAAGCGGAGAAAGTTTATCAACTGAGAAAAAAGGAATGCTTAGTACAATTGGGATTGGTACAAGTGAACAAGATCGTGCTGCCAATGAACTTGCCAGAATGACAACCGAACAAGTTTCTGATCTTGCAAAATTAAACAACACAACCATTGATGCAATTGCTAAAACTGCTGGATTTGCCAATAGTCAAAAATTAGATGAGGCAAGAACTCAACAACAAGAACAAGATATTGCAACAATGAATGCTACTCTTGGTGCTGGTGGTGCTGAAGGAGGCATTTTTAGTGGGTCTTCAAGTGGTTACCTAGCAAAACTTCACGGCACTGAAGCTGTTCTTCCAGAAAACTTAACTGCAATGCTTATTGATGCATCACAAACAAGACAATCTGAAAACAGTAGAATAACAGAATTACTATCTGCAAATTCAAATTTTGGTGAACAAACACAAAGAACAACACAAGGCAGCGATGATTTAATGACTACTTTGATAAGCAAAGTAGATGATTTAATTAGTGCAACAAAATCTGTTGCCAATTATACCGAGATGACTGCGCATAGAATTGCGTGATGCTGTAATATATCCATAAATATCCTACAAGGAACACAACATGGGATGGAAAAAACACTGGCGTATTGTAAGTGATGGGGCATATAGCCCTGTTAATGGCAGCGTAACAGATTATAGCAGTTACAATTATCTTGGTTCACAGGCAAACGCAGCCTATCGTAACTATCAATCTATGTTACCAGATGTTTACAGCGGGCATCCGAACAGAATAGATCGTTATACACAGTACGAAAACATGGATTTAGACAGCGAAGCTAATACTGCGCTTGATATCTTAAGTGAGTTCTGTACACAGGTAAATGATGACACAGGCACTGCTTTTGATATTCATTTTAATGAAGATGCTACGCAAAATGAAATTATGATTCTTAAAGAACAACTTAAAAGTTGGTATAATTTAAATGAATTTGATAAACGCATCTTTAAAATGTTCCGAAATACCTTAAAATACGGCGATCAAGTATTTGTTCGTGATCCAGAAACCTATAAGTGGTATTGGACTGAAATGAATCGAGTTTCTAAAGTTATTGTCAACGAAAGTCAAGGCAAGGTTCCAGAAATCTACTATATTCGTGATTTGAACCCTAATTTACAAAACTCTACAATCACCAGACCGCCTGGTCCAAATGATTCTTATGCATTTGCTCCATATATGGGTGGTAGTCGCAGTTATACTGCGGGCGGTGAATTATTTTCGCCTAATACACGTTTTGGTGCTGGCAACAATGAATTTCCAGTAGCAGCAGAACATGTTGTTCATTTAAGTTTGACAGAAGGTTTAGATGTTAACTGGCCGTTTGGCGTTAGTCTCTTTGAAGCAATTTTTAAAGTTTATAAGCAAAAAGAACTATTAGAAGACGCTATTCTAATCTATCGTATCTCTCGTGCACCTGAACGACGTATGTTTAAAATTGATGTTGGTAATATGCCAGCACATCTTGCAATGCAGTTTGTTGAGCGTGTTAAAAACGAAATCAATCAACGCAGAATACCAACACAAAGTGGTGGTGGACAAAATCTTATGGATGCAAGTTATAATCCAATGAGCATGAATGAAGATTTCTTTTTTCCACAGACTGCAGAAGGTCGTGGTTCATCAGTAGAAGTGTTACCAGGTGGTCAAAACCTTGGTGAAATTGATGATTTACGTTATTTTACTAATAAATTGTATCGTTCACTGCGCATTCCAAGTAGTTATCTGCCAACTGGACCAGAAGATAGTGACCGAGCATTTACAGATGGTAAAGTAACTACTGCACTTATACAAGAATATCGTTTTAATGAGTATTGCAAGCGTCTACAAAAATATATTGCGCCAAAATTTGATGATGAATTTAAGTTATTTTTGAAATGGCGCGGATTTAATCTTGATAATAGTATCTTTGAATTGCGTTTTAATGAACCGCAAAACTTTGCTGCATATCGTGAAATTGAATTAAACACAAGCAGAATTGGAGCATTTACTCAAATTGTTGCAACAGAATTCATGAGTAAACGGTTTATGATGAAAAAATATCTTGGTTTAACTGATATTGAAATGGCAGAAAACGAAAAGATGTGGCATGAAGAACGTGGTGAAGACCAACCACAAAGTCAAATGCAAGGCAGTGACCTACGAAATGTTGGTGTTACGCCAGGTGGCATTAATACTGATTTAGAAACATTGAGTGACATTGAAGCTGCTGGTCAAGAAGGCGGTATACCTGGTGGCGGACCACCCCCTGAAGCAGGTGGTGAAGTTGGTGCTGGTGGCATCCCTAGTCAAACAGGTGGTGCTGGCGGCGCTGCTGCTGGCGGTCAGACTGCAGGCGCACCTCTTGCAGGCGGTTAAAACGCTAAATAATTTTTACTGAGGTTGTAGCAATGCTTTTAAATGAAATGTTTAATGATGATAATGGTGAATATCAGGATTTAAGTCGTGATAATAGCGTTGCAAAAACACATGATCTGCGCAAAACCAAACTTACGCTTGCGCAAATTAATCAGCTACGTAAGATGAACGATCAAAGAAATGTTGAATACGTAGAAGAAATCATGAAGGTGCGTAAGCAATATGGTGCCACCGCAGCACCTCAACCAGGTCTATAATTCACAAAATCGTCAAAATCAACCTATTTGGAACTGTATTTAATACTACATATTAAATATAAACATAGGACAAAATCTCACAGGAGTTTAACATATGCGTAGTCGTTACGAACAACTTATTGAATACATCATTAATGATGAAACCGACAAGGCTAAGGAACTATTCCATAATCTTGTTGTCGAAAAGAGCCGTGATCTTTACAACGAACTTGTTGCTGAAGAAATGGAAGAAGAAATGGATGAAAACTATGATCATGACATGGATGAAGCTGGTGACAGCATGGACTCTACTGATGACATGATGCATGACATTGAAGCTGACCATGAAGGCATGGATATGGATGATGATAGTGATCATGATGACATGGACATGGACATGGACAATGATGGCGATATGGACATGGGTCATGAAGAAGGTGAAGGTGACATGGAAGACCGTGTTATGGACCTTGAAGATGCCCTTGACGAACTCAAGGCTGAGTTTGAAAAGTTAATGGCTGATGAAAAGAGTGAGCCAGAACACAGTGATGGCGAAAACGATCCAGATTTTGCAGAAGAAGGCGTTGTTCGTGAATACGTTGAAAAGGTTGGTGAATTCTACAAGGGTGAGTTTGGCGCAAAGCCAAATGGCAAACCAGTAGGCGCTGGCACTGGTGACTTTGTAAAGACTGGTGAAACAAATCCAAAGAGCGTTGTTGCAAACAAGAACGACATGGGTGGAACTGCAAAGAACCTTAACCAAAGTCAACGTAACGAAGACCCAGATGGCAAGGCTTATCGTGGTCCAAAGAACGAATATAGCAAAGGTGAAGGCAAAGTACCAGGCGCTGACAAATTCTTAAATGCACCAGGCGGCGACGCTGGTAAGAAAGGTTTCTCAAATGCTAAGAAACCACAAAGTGCAGAAGGAAAGTTTGCAACTGGCGGCGGTCCAAACATCAATAAGAAAGATGTTCTACCTCGCTAATAAGGAATAATAATGAGTAATTTGCTTATCGAAAATCTTAGTTACGATCAGGCTAAAATGGAAATGAGTCATTCAGATGAAGGCAAAAACCTTTATCTGAAAGGCATTTGTATCCAAGGTGGTGTAAAGAACGCTAACAGTCGTGTTTATCCTATCACTGAAATTAATCGTGCTATTGAAACACTCAATAAGCAAATTAAAACAGGTTATAGTGTGTTGGGTGAAGTAGATCACCCAACCAACCTACGCATCAATCTTGATCGTGTAAGCCATATGATTACAGAAATGTGGTTAGATGGACCAAATGGTTTTGGAAAGATGAAGATTTTGCCTACACCAATGGGCAATTTAGTTCGCACCATGTTAGAAAGTGGTGTTAAACTAGGAGTAAGCAGTCGTGGATCAGGCAATGTTAATGAACACGACGGCGCAGTAAGCGATTTTGATATCGTAACTGTTGATATAGTAGCACAGCCTAGTGCACCTAATGCCTACCCAACAGCAGTCTATGAAGGGCTAATGAATATGAATGGTGGTCATCGTATACTAGAAATGGCTAAAGATTTAAATCAAGATCAACGAGTTCAAAAATACTTACAGGAATCAGTCCGTAAGTTTATTAATGAATTGAAAATATAAGTTCAGGAGAAATTAATGTTCGAAGCTCTAAAACCATTACTAGAAAGCGGACTTCTGAACGAAGATACTCGTAAGACTCTAGAAGAAGCATGGAATGCAAAACTAGAAGAAGCACGTAGTGAAATTCGTACAGAAATTCGTGAAGAAATGGCAGGTCGTTACGCACATGACCGTGCTGTTATGGTAGAGGCTCTGGACAAGATGGTTAGCGAATCACTGACTGCTGAAGTTCGTAAGATTGCAGCAGAACGTGAATTGGTTAGTGAAGATCGTGTAAAGTTCACACAGCAAATGATGAATAAGGCTAAGAATTTTGATTCTTACTTGAGTGAATCACTTGCAGGTGAAATTTCAGAACTTCGTAAAGACCGTGCAGTTATGCATAATACTATTGGAAAGTTAGAAGCATTCGTTGCTGAAAACCTACAAGCAGAGATTGCAGAATTTGCACAAGATAAGGCTGATCTTGCACGTACTAAGGTTGCAGTAGTAACTGAAGGACGCAAGAAACTAGAAACACTTCGTGATTCTTTTGTAAAGAAAGCAAGTGCGCTAGTAGAAGGTACTGTCACAAATCATCTACGTTCAGAACTAAATCAACTTAAAACTGATATTCAAGAAGCAAAAGAAAACAACTTCGGTCGTAAGATTTTCGAAGCTTTTGCAACTGAATTTGGTGCAAGTTATCTTAACGAACGTGCTGATATCAAGAAGTTAACTAAGCAGATGCATGAAGTGATGAATCAACTTAGTGAAGCTCGTGAAGAATCAGAACGTGCAATGACTGAAGTTAAGAAGAAAAATGATGAAATACGCCGCATCAACGAAAGTATCGAAAGAAAAGGCAAAATCAACGATTTGCTTAGTCCGCTAAGCAAAGACAAAGCCGCTGTGATGTCAACACTGCTGGAATCAGTCCCAACAGATAAATTAGACGCAGCATTTAAAAAGTATCTCAATCCAGTTATGGAAGGCACTGCATCAACTCCAGCAAAAAAGGAAATGATTGCAGAAACTCGCACTGAAGTAACCGGTGATCGTACTGTTAAAGCAGATCAGAGTTCAAGCAACATTGTTGAAATGAAGCGTCTGGCTGGACTAATAAGAAACTAATTAATTGGAGAAGACCCTATGACACAAGAACTAATTGAAGGACGTTGGGACGAAACCAAAGCAGCCCTATTGGAAGGCTTAAGCGGTAATCGTCGTACTACAATGTCAATGGTATTAGAAAATACCAAAAAGTACCTAGCTGAAAATGCTTCATCTGGTGCTACTGCTGCTGGTAACGTAGCAACACTTAACCGTGTTATCCTACCTGTTATCCGTCGTGTGATGCCAACTGTTATTGCCAACGAAATCGTTGGTGTTCAGCCTATGACTGGACCAGTTGCGCAGATTCACACTCTACGTGTTCGCTATGCAGATAGCTTCACAAGCAATGGTACTGGACAGTTTGGTACCAATGCAAACATCAATGACGAAGCACTTTCACCATTCAAGATTGCATCTGGTTATTCAGGCGCTCCATCAGGCGTTAATAGCGCAGACGGTCGTGCTGGTTTCACTGCTGCACTTGAAGGCACACCAGGTCGTCGTTTGAACGTTCAGATTCTAAAGCAACCTGTTGAAGCTAAGACTCGTAAGTTATCAGCACGTTGGACTTTTGAAGCTGCTCAAGACGCTCAAGCAATGCATGGTCTAGATATCGAAGCTGAAATTATGGCAGCTTTGGCACAAGAAATCACTGCTGAAATCGATCAAGAAATCCTATACAGCCTACGTGCACTAGCTGCAAGTGAATTTACTTTCAACCAAGCTACTGTAAGTGGTACTGCAACATTCGTTGGTGACGAACATGCTGCTCTAGCAGTTCTAATCAATCGTGCTGCTAACCTAATTGCACAA